TTATAATATATTTTCATCTTTTAGTTCTTTTATTGCCTTTTTCACGGCTGTTTTTATTACAAAATATAGGATTATTGCTGGTATTCCTAGGTATAAAGGTAATGAAATAAAAAGTGAAGGTAAAACATTAATCATATGAGTTCACTCCTTTAATTTCAATTAAGTTCGCTTAATACTACATATACGTAATTATTATTATTATTTTAAATGTAATTATACTAACTAATTGTCAACTATTAAAGAACTAATATTCTTGCCCCCTCTCATACATTGCTTACAGCAATCAACTTTAATTACTCTAAGCAATACACAAAATATATTTATTTAAAGTTCCTGAAACCCTTGGTTTCATAACATTAACTGCACCCATCACTTTTATGACACGTTCCCCAGCAAAAAAGTCTAAAACAAGTGCCTCTGGTTTATTAGCTACAAAAAAATTCAATGTATCTCTTACTGCATAGAGGGATTTTGGAAACGAAAAATGTCTTTGTTGAAGTATTTTAATTAGTAAGTTTGAACCGTTAACACCTGCATCGTGAGAAGAAATATTCCAGCTGTTTCCAGGAATAAAACGAATACTTGTGTTTGTATTATCACAATCATCAAAAACAATTCCGTTATCAGTTTTAATGAAATTTCCATATTCACCAGATAGTGTACGATTTCGATCTCCACTTTTTACATAATATATAGCAGCACGATTGTTTTTTATAGGTCCACACTTCAAGAAACCTTGTTCTAGAAGTTTATTTGCATTTTCCGGAGTTATTTGCCAGCGCCCTTCACTTCCATTTTTACGCATTGGCCATACAGGAATCGTATTTTGAGGTGTTTCATTTACACTTTCTTTATTTACATCAAGAGCAATGGAAGAACCTATAGAGTGGATTTTGTTGTCTTCAGTACTTACATAAATAGGGTAAAAGCATCCAGGACTATTTTTTCTAAAACCAGTTGAATCTGTTCTGCTTAAGGATGTCCAGTGCATTTTCCCACGTACGGTTTTCTTGTTATCTTGTTGTACAAGCCATTCAGAACTTAATTCTAATGCATTTGGAGATGATTTACCTAAAAATACAAAGAAAATATACTCGTTAACTCTGCCAAATTCACCTTCTCTAGCTACAGAACGGACATTAATAACGCTTGTAACCATTTGAATTCTTGACGAAGGGAAAAGTTCCTCTAATAAACAACCAAGATGTAAATACTCTTTTTCATCTATGGTTACTATTAGAACGGAATCTGACGAATTGAGTAACTTTTTTGCCAATCTAAGTCTTTTATCCATCATTGATAACCATTTGCTGTGCCTATATGAATCAGAAGAATCTACATAGTCATTATTGTACTTCCAGTCTCTCGCACCAGAATTGTAGGGTGGATCGATATATATACAGTCTACTTTTTCAGCATATAAGTACTCTAGTAATTGAAGTGCATGATAATTGTCTGCTTCAATTAATGTGTGCCAAAGATTACTATCTGGAACGTTACATACAGAGTCGATTGGTTTAAGATAAGGGTATATTGCCTCACCGAATTCAGCAATTGTAACAAGATCTTTTAATGGCAATTCGACTGTTTCTTGAGTGCTCTTATCTAGACAAATAGCAGTGTTTTCAACAATATCTTTCACTATGTAAATAGCATTAATCTTTTTATCCTTAATTGCTACTTTGCTACCAACATGAACTGGAACATCAAACAGAGGAGTGCATTCAGGCATATGTTCCTCAAAAACAAGACCAAATTTTTTTTGTTTTGATAGCTTATCTATTTCTTCTTGTATTCTGTTTTTCAAATCAGAATCTTGTATTTTATTTATTAAATCGTTAATTACAGACATTTTTGTCTCCTTCGTTTGAATTGTTGAGAGGAGAATTAGTTGATTTTTCCTCAGGTGTTTCTAATTTATAGTTGTCATCAGAAGCTCCACCAGATCTAATCCATTCATCTACTTCTGATATTTTAAATTTCCAAAGACGACCTACTTTATACGCAGGCATTTCACGTTTTGCTATCCATTGTAGAATAGTTTCACGTCCAACACCAAGGTAGATTTGAATGTCTTTTAGACTGGTCCATTTTTCGATTTTGTTATTCATTAAAAGCCTCCACTTTAATCTGGTATAAAAGTAACTTTAATTCTTATATCAAATGTGTTTCTATTTGGGAAACAATCATTTCCATCGCTATCTTGCATAATATAATGGCATACGAATTCGCCTTCAGATCCTCGTGTTTCGAACTCTATAGTTTTTGTAAAATAATTGTTTGGCTCAATATCGGGAATATTGATTTCACGTTCTGCCTTGGGAATAGGGCAGGACGTTTTTTCTTGCTTAAAAATAAGCCTTCGATTTATCCAAGGAACTGATCCCGAATTTAAAATATTAATCTTAACCTGTATTACTTCATAAGTTTTTGCATCTATCCATTCAATACTTGAAATACGGTTTGCAGAATCGCCATCGTATAAGGCTTTGTGATATTTAATACCATTTGAAATATGGCCAGCCTCAATTTTTTGATATTCAGAAATAATGATATTTTCAACATCATTTTTTTTACTGGTAAAGATTAAATGGTATTGACGTGCAATCGCAAGCGATAGCATTTTCTTATCAGGAATAATAGATTTTGAGAATCCAAATGAAATAGAAAGATTTTGTAAATTAGAATCTTGTATGTTCTCAAAGCAAAAATTAGATAATTTTTCTTCTGAAAAAGAAGCTAAAGCATCCTTCTTCATTTTATCAGTAAGTTTTTTGCTTCCGTTACAAAGTTTTTTTTCATAATCATGGTCACTATATCTTAAAGCGTTTGTAGGATTACAATCTAGTGCTTCAAATAATTTGAATACAAACATTCCTTGGTTACTTATTTTTGGTTTACAACTCTTTTGAATTGGCAAGCTGCACTCTGAAAAGTTCATTCTAATTTCCTCTCAAATAATCGGTCCCATAATTTTAAATTATCAGTCCCAAAGTCCCTTTTTAGTCATAAGTAAGTCCCTTTCCTTCAAGGTATCCTATGAGTAGATAGATGAGAGAGTGGACTAATTATTATCTAATATTATATACCATATTGCCATCTTATTCAATATAAACAAGTATAAATGGTTGATAATCCACTAAAATCGTCTATCAGCCCAATTTAAGAAAGCGAGGTGATAGAAATGGCAAAGAATACTAAGCAAACTTCTAAGCGAGTAGCTTCCAAAGCAAGCAAAGTTCTTCGTGACGGACGCTACAGCAAGACATCAAAATCTGTTGCAGGTAGTGCTCTGTCTCAGACAAAGAAGAAGTAAAGAAAAAAATAGGCAGTGACAGATTGGAATAATCAGCCTGCCTATCTCCTTTGGGGGAACAAACAACTAAATTATCATAGAGCCTGATTAGCTATAGGGCGATGGGATACATCATACGGCACTCACGGATTTATTCGTGAGGTGCTATGTGAGGTACCTCTATTTTTCTATGGCTATTTTTAGGCAAGAGAGTCGGTGCTTCATATAGCATCGACTCTTTTTGTATCCCTTCGTCCTACTGCAATCAGCAGAAAGGGAAGGGATTTTTATGAAAATCAAAATACGTTACGAAAAAGAGTTTACAACATTCGAACTAAACCTATCGGACATTAAAGGCTGGTTAAACATTGACTTGTTACCAGACGAATCAGAAGAAGAGTTTGAAGAACGAGTACAAGAAGAGATAGACACTCAGTATAACCGTCCAGAATACAATGTCATGCATAAGCAAGAAAGGCATAAAGGATTTGCTATTTCAACAAAGGATGAAGATGGTGAAGAGACAGGTGATTTTGAACCAAGTATGAGTGAGGTGGTGGATCCGTCTATATTCCTTAAAGATGAGATTGATAGAGAAAACAAAGAAAACTATGAGGCTGTTAAGGAGTTTGTTTATTCAGTTTTGAAACCAGAAGTTGCTGATTTATTTATGGCAGTGCGAATTGATGGGGTGTCAATCAACGAAAAAGCAGAATCAATGCTAAGCCGAGATGCATTTGAATCTGAAGAGGAATACAACAAGGCGGTTTCAAGACTTTCCAACTCTATCACACAAAAATTAAAGAGAGCGAATAAAAATTTAGAAAAAAGTTTTTCAAAAGCGTCAGATTTTGGACTCTCCCAAGGCTACCAAGTAGGAGGACAAAATTCCTCCAATAAAAATAAGGAGGTCAAATAGATGACTATTGAAGAAAGAATCACCTACTTGGAAACAATGGATAAGGTAAGAGACCAGCAAATAAAAGAGCTCCAAGTGGCAGTAGAAGAATTAAGCGGATGTGTGAATGGAGGTGTTAATCATGAAAGCAATGATTCCAATGAATGATTATGGCATTATGGCTGACAAGCATAACATCGCCAGAGTAGACAGCAGATTTGTTGCACAGTTCTTTGAGAAAAGACATTCACATGTAATTCGTGATATTCAGTCAATCACTGAACCCAAATCTGGGCTGAGTGAAGAATTCACTAAGCTAAATTTTGCGCTCAGTGAATATAGAGATACTACTGGAAGAAAACTACCATGCTATCTGTTAACAAGAGACGGTTTTACCATTTTGGCAATGGGCTATACCGGGCCAAAGGCTATGAAGTTTAAAGAACTATATATCAAAAAGTTTAATGAGATGGAAGATTTCATAACAACACTTCTTTCAGCAAGAGAGATGTTTCCTATCTTAACTGAAAATATTACTTTAATTCATGACCATCCAAAGGCTTATCACTATAGTAACGAATGCGACATGATAAATCGACTTGTTCTTGGGATGTCAGCAAAACAGTTCAGGGAATTGTATGGGCTAGATAAAGGACAAAGTATTCGTCCTTATCTAAGCTCTGGTCAAATGTATCTAATAGATAGATTGCAAAAAATTGATGCGGGGTTACTAATTTCAACACCGGACTATCAATCAAGAAAAAGACAACTTGAGTGGTATTTAGGAAAGATTGGGAAGGAGGCAGACCATGAGTAAGACATACAAGAAACATCTTGAAAATCCAAACTTTAGACCACTTGCATATATCTGCTCTCCATATAGTGGTGATAAAGAGTTAAACATTAAGAAAGCCATTCGCTATGCAGAGTTGGCATACAAGAATGGTGCAATTCCTGTCACACCACATCTCTTATTTCCTTTTATGGATGATAGAGATTTAGAACAAAGAAAGGATGCACTTTTCATGGATATCATACTTCTTGGTAAATGCCAGGAGGTGTGGGTGTTTGGCAGTCAAATTACTGAAGGCATGAAAAGAGAAATTGAAATCGCTGAAAAAAGAAAACAGGTTATTAAGTATTTTACAAGTGAGGGTTTGGAGGTTAAGACAAATGCTAAATTTTAATTGTTATGATGCTACTTGCATCGGAAATAAGAATAACTGCCTTTATCCTAATGTGGTCACAGTATCTGATAGGGATAGCTTTATAAAAGCTATCTCTTTTGACCATGTTACAGCAGAGTTTCAAGGCAGTTATAGAAGTAAAGATAAGTTCATAACTTCTAATTGCATACCTATGGACTGTGATAATGACCACTCAGATGATGAAAAAGACTGGGTGACACCTTTTGATGTGGCATTAGCCTTTTCAGGAGTATGCTTTTTTGCATCGTATAGCAGAAACCATATGAAGATAAAAGGAAATAAGTCAGCAAGACCAAGGTTTCATATATATTTCCCAATTGAAGAAATAAAGGATGCTGAAGAATATGCAAGCTACAAAGAGCAACTTTATAAGGAGTTCTCATATTTTGATGATAATGCTTTGGATGCTGCCAGATTTATTTATGGTATTTCTAATCCAAAAGTAGAACTCTATGATGGCGAGCTTTCAATTATTGAATTTCTACAAGAAGATGAATTTGCAAAACTGGATGAAAAGAAAATAGAAAGTGGAAGTAGAAATAATACTATGAGCCATATTGCCGGCAAGCTTATAAAGAGGTTCGGTGCAAGTGATGAGGCACATGAGAAATTTTTAGAACAGGCAACTAGATGTGATCCTCCTCTATCTGATGAAGAACTATCAACTATATGGAACAGTGCTAAAAAATTCGGAGATAAGGTTTCAAACCAAGAAGGATATATATCACCGGAGCAGTACAATCTTGAACTTCAGCTTATGCCAGAAGATTTTTCAGATGTTGGCCAAGCGATAATTTTAGCAAGGGAGTATGGGGATAAACTCCGTTATTCTCCTGCAACAGATTTTCTTGTATATAATGGATGCTTTTGGGAAGAGTCACAGCCTAATGCTCAAGCAATAGCACAAGAGCTGACAGCAAGACAGCTAGAAGAGGCAGAAATAGAAATACAAAAGATGGTAGCTGAGATGAACAAAAATGGCGCATGGGCACTTATTGCTGCAATGGGTCCAAAGAAAGCAAGTGCCCAGTTTAATAGAGAACAAGCAAGGTCTTTTGAAAAATATGAGCAGGCTGAATCTTATCGTAAGTATGCAATTAAAAGAAGAGATACAAAATATATCTCTGCTGCACTTAAGGAAGTAAGGCCTATGGTTCAAATCGAACAGTCGATGCTTGATGCAGATGAATTTCTATTAAATACACCGTTTGAAACTATAAATCTTGTAACTGGTAGTAAAAATAATCACGAGGCATCTGACTATATTACAAAACAAACAACGGTATCACCTAGTGAAGATGGTAAAGAAATCTGGGATGATGCACTTAACACTTTCTTTGTAAATGATGATGCCCTTATTTCCTATGTTCAAAAAATAGTGGGACTTGCATCAATAGGAAAGGTTTATGTTGAGGCTCTTATTATTGCATACGGTGAGGGAAGAAATGGTAAGTCTACTTTTTGGAATGTAGTATCAAAGGTGCTTGGAACATATAGTGGGAATATGTCTGCAGATATGTTAACTGTTGGATGCAGAAGAAATGTAAAACCAGAACTTGCTGAGGCAAAAGGTAAAAGACTGCTTATTGCTGCTGAACTTGAAGAGGGTATGCGAATGAATACATCAAATGTAAAGCAGCTTTGTTCTACTGATGAAATCTTTGCAGAAAAAAAGTTCAAATCTCCGTTTAGTTATGTTCCTAGCCATACCCTAGTTTTATATACCAATCACTTGCCAAGAGTAGGAGCAGTCGATAAAGGGACATGGCGAAGATTAATAGTCATTCCTTTTGATGCAAAGATTGAAGGCCAAAACGATATAAAGAATTTTACAGAATATCTATATGAAAATGCTGGTGGTGCGATTCTTTCTTGGATTATCGAGGGAGCAAAGCAGGTTATTGCAGATGAATATCATATTGATCCACCCAGAAGAGTGGAAGACGCCATAAAAGCATATAGAGAAAACAATGACTGGATGAATCATTTCTTAGATGAATGCTGTGAAATTGACAGTGCTTTTACAGAGAAAAGTGGTGAGCTATATACCGCTTATCGAGCATATTGTCTTAGAACAGGTGAATTTACCAGAAGTGCAGCCGATTTCTATTCTGTTTTAGAGCTTGAAGGATTCAACAAGAAAAAGACAAAAAAAGGAATAATTGTATTTGGCATTCGTCTTAAATCGGATTTTGAAGATTAAAAGGTGCAGGTAGGTGAAGGGTATTTACTATTATTGTCTATATAGGTAAAAAAATAAGTATATATATTAATATAGGAAAATACCCTGCATATCCCTGCACCTCTACCAAAAATGGAGGTTTTCATGTTAGAAAAAGAAATAGAAAAGGCCTTAGTAAAAAGGGTTAAAGCATTGGGTGGCTATTGCATAAAACTTACTAGTCCAAGTATGGATGGACTTCCAGATAGAATGGTATTTTTATCAGATGGGAAGTTTGCTTTTGTAGAACTTAAGGCAAAAGGCAAAAAGCCAAGACCTCTTCAGTTAAAAAGAATGGCAGATTTTATGAGATTAGGGTTTAGGTCATTTGTGATTGATGATAAAAAACAAATCGGAGGTGTTATCGATGAAATACTCTCCTCATGATTATCAAAGGTATGCAACGGACTTTATCATAAATAATCCAATATCAGCAGTTCTATTGGAAATGGGTCTTGGAAAAAGTGTCATAAGCCTTAGTGCAATAAATGAACTTATGCTAGATTACTTTGATGTATCAAGAACACTTGTAATTGCACCTCTTAGGGTAGCCAATAACACTTGGCCAGATGAAATTGAAAAGTGGAATCATCTAAAATATCTTAGCTATTCTGTGGTAACAGGAAGTGAAAAAGAAAGGCTTGATGCACTAAAGAAACCTGCACACATTTATATTATTAACCGTGAAAATGTAGACTGGCTTATTACAAAAAGTGGATTCAAGTGGACATTTGATATGGTAGTTATTGATGAACTATCATCTTTCAAAAGTTATCAGGCGAAAAGGTTTAAGTCACTTCTTAAAGCAAGACCAAAGGTAAAAAGGATAGTGGGGCTAACAGGTACACCATCCAGTAATGGACTTATGGATTTGTGGGCAGAGTTTAGACTCCTTGATATGGGAGAAAGGCTTGGAAGATATATCACTCACTACAGACAGAACTTCTTTGTGCCGGATAAAAGAAATCAGCAGATGATATTTTCATATAAACCTAAAGATGGTGCAGAGAAACAGATATATAGTTTAATATCTGATATCACGATTTCCATGAAATCAAAAGATTTTCTGAAAATGCCAGAGTGCGTGCTAAACGAAGTTGAAGTTTGTCTATCTGAAAAAGAAAGAAAATTATACGATAGCTTAAAAGCTGATATGGTTTTGAAACTTGAAGATGAAGAAATTGATGCTGTAAATGCTGCAGCACTTTCAAATAAACTCCTACAAATGGCAAATGGTGCTGTATATAACGATAAAAAGGAAAGCATTGTAATTCATGATAGAAAGCTAGATGCGCTTGAAGACTTAATCGAAGGAGCTAATGGGAAACCAGTCCTTATAGCCTATTGGTTCAAATCGGATCTTGAAAGAATAAAGAAAAGATTTGATGTTAGAGAGATTAAGACAGGTAAGGATATAGCTGACTGGAATGAAGGAAAGGTGCCCATTGCAGTCATTCATCCTGCAAGTGCAGGTCATGGACTCAATCTTCAAGCTGGGGGATCGACTCTAATATGGCTTGGACTTACCTGGTCGCTGGAGTTATATCAGCAAACCAATGCCAGACTTTACCGTCAAGGGCAAGATAGTACGGTTGTCATTCATCACATCTTAACTAAAGGAACGATTGATGAAGATGTTATGAAAGCCCTTAAGGCAAAAGAAAAAATTCAAGATGCACTGATTAATTCAGTGAAAGCAAGATTAAAATAAAGAGGAAAAGAGGTTCTAGAGAGAACTTACCTCAGATGGAGGTAAGAATGGATAAAAAAGAATATTTAAAGCAACACAGATTACTAAATCGAATTATTGAAATTGATTTAGAGGAACTAAAAAGAATTAGAGAGTTATCAGTCAGTGTTTCAAGTATTGCTTTTGATAGAGATTATGTACAAACTACTAGAAACACAAGAGCACCATTTGAGAAATGGCTTGATAAGATAAACATTCTTGAGATAAAAATAGCTAACGAAGTAAATCTTTTCATGGATCTGAAACTTCAGATACTGGAAACAATAGAACCATTAGAAAGTATTGATGAAAAGCTGGTTCTAAATTACAGGTATGTCAAAGGTCTAGAATGGGATGAGATTTGTTCTTTGTTATTTGCAAGTGAAAGGACTGTTTATAGATGGCATGGAAATGCTTTAGCAAAACTGAAACTACCGGAAAATCCAATTAATATTAAAAGTTGTCAGCTAATGGCAGTTGATGGCAGTGAATGGCAGTAATTGTCAGTAGATGTCACATAAGCTAATGTGGTATGATATACTTGTAAAAAGTATAAATAAAGCTAAGCCTTGAGGGAGAATTCCTTCAGGGCTTTTCTTATGCCCAAAAGGAGGTGGAAGACTTGCCAAGAAAGCCAAAGCGTCCATGTTCTTATCCAGGATGTCCTAACCTAACCGATGGTAGGTTCTGTGAAAAGCATCAAAGGGAAGAGAACAAACGATACGAGAAGTACGACAGGAATCCTGCTGCATCTCGTAGGTACGGACGAGTGTGGAAAAGAGTAAGAGATGCTTATGTTAAGGAGCACCCATTTTGTGAGGAGTGTTTTAAGAAGAAAATTTTAGTACCTGTAGAAGAAGTGCATCACATAAAACCTCTTTCTGAAGGTGGAAATCATAATAAAAGTAATTTGATATCTTTATGCAAATCGTGTCATGCGAGAATTCATGCAGAAAGAGGAGACCGTTGGAATAAAAAATAAAGGGGAAGGGGCGGTCATTATCTCTACGAACCTATCCCTTGGGGAACGGGCGTGGGGTCTCACGCACAAAAATGCAGGTTCAAAGAGGGTATTAAAGAAAACTAAAAAATATGAATGGAAAGGAAGTGATGAATGTGGCCAAAGATGGAACATACAGAGGTGGCAGAAGAGTAAAAGCAGGAGATAAACCAAGGCCAATAGCTGAAAAAATACAAAATGGAGAAAAAGTAAAACTGCTTGCAAATGATATACCGGATATGTACTATGCAGAACTTGATTCTGTAGATTTACCTGATGGTGTAGAACTTGATGGAATAGATATGCCAAAACCTGGTGAGTACCTATCTGCAAAACAAAAGGATGGTATTCCACTAGGCGCAGATGAAATATATAAAGAAACATGGCTGTGGCTAAAGGAGAGAAAATGCGAAAAGTTAGTAAATAAAAGATTGATTGAGTCATATTCACAGGCCTTTGCCAGATATATTCAGTGCGAGGATGCTATTAGCAGGTATGGAATGCTTGGAAAGCATCCAACAACAGGTGGAGTAATTGCTTCGCCATTTATTCAGATGTCATCACAGTTTCAAAAAACAGCAAATCTTATTTGGTATGAGATATACGACATCGTCAAACAGAACTGTACAGAAATTTATGAAGAAGATAGCGATGACCTTATGGAGCAGCTATTAAGAAGAAGGAGATAAGAAAAATGATAGAAAAAGTAAATCCAAAACACCCGTATAAAATCGCAGATAGAATAGCAGGTGCGATTGTAGATATAGCATATAAAAATTGTGATAATCCTAAAGTTGCCGTAGAAGTATTAATCGGTCATGGTGTTTGTCATGTGATTATAGAAAGCACGGTCAATTTTAAGTATAAGGACATTAAAGAGGCAATAGCTCGTATTGCAGGAAATGTAAAAAAGGATATAGTAATAGTTCCTCAAGATAAGCATCTATCTAGTAATCAAAAAAGGAATATTAGATGTGGAGATAATGGCATCTTTAAAGGAGTACCTCTTACACTTGAACAAAAACAGCTATCTAAGATAGCAAGAAAAATTTATTCTAAATATCCATATGATGGCAAATATATCCTAGATGATGCAAAGCTTATTATTTGTCAAAGTAATGCAAGAAAAAATGAACTTGAAAAATTTTATCCAAATGCAATCGTAAATCCATTAGGAGATTGGACTGGTGGATTTAATGTTGATACAGGTGCTACTAACAGAAAGCTTGGTTCAGATATGTCAGACTCAGTTACAGGTGGAGGCCTTCATGGTAAAGACTTATCCAAAGCAGATATATCAGTAAATATCTACGCTTTTCTTAAAGCACAGGTGGAACAAAGACTGATTGAACTTAGCTGTGCCATTGGTGATGAAGTAGTTGACGGTAAGCCGTATAGCGAAATCGTGAATATCGCAAGAAAGTATATAGACTCTATTGGTGGATTTGAGAAATTCGCTGAATGGGGTCTTTTTTAATGGGGTGAGTTTATGAAAACAAAAATGGAAATGGTGGAAATTAGTAAACTAGTCCCTTATGTGAATAATGCAAGAACTCACTCTCCAGAGCAGATTATGAAACTTAGATCCTCTTTACGAGAATTTGGTTTTATCAATCCGGTTATCATTGATTCCAAGTTTAATATCATCGCAGGTCACGGAAGAGTTATGGCAGCTAAGGAAGAAAAGATGGAAGAAGTGCCATGTGTACTTGTAGACTATCTATCTGAGGCACAGAAGAAAGCATATATCATAGCTGACAACAAAATGGCACTTGATGCTGGCTGGGATGAGGAACTACTCCGAATTGAGATTGAAGAATTAGAAGGCATGGATTTTGATTTAGCACTTACCGGTTTTGATGGAGCAGAACTTGATGAGTTATTTGGAAACTCTGAGAAGGAAACGGTGGAAGATGATAAATTTGACTTGACATCAGCACTTGAAAAAGCTGCCTTTGTAGAAAAAGGTGATATCTGGACTGTTGGCAAACACACTTTGATGTGTGGTGATGCAACAAGTAAGGAAGATGTAGATACTTTGATGGGTGGTAAAAAAGCCAATCTCATTATTACCGATCCCCCTTATGGGGTCTCATTTAAAAGTGCCAGTGGACTTACGATAAAAAACGATTCGATGAAAGAGGAAGAGTTTTATAATTTCCTTCTTCTATCCTTTCAAAATATGGCGGGGCATTTGGAAAGTGGTGGAGCAGCCTATATATTTCACGCTGATACGGAAGGTCTTAATTTTAGAAAAGCTTTTATTGATGCAGGATTTCATCTTGCAGGCTGTTGTATATGGGTAAAGAACTCACTTGTTCTTGGTAGAAGTGACTATCAGTGGCAACATGAACCTGTGCTTTATGGCTTTCTTAAAAATGGTAAGCATTCATGGTATTCCGATAGAAAACAAACAACCATTTGGAACTTTGATAAACCAAAGAGAAATGAAAATCATCCGACATCAAAGCCACTAGATTTACTTTCCTATCCGATTCAAAACTCAAGCCAAGAAAATGCCATCGTAATTGATACCTTTGGTGGTAGTGGCTCAACCTTAATGGCTTGTGAAAAGACAAATCGAATCTGTTTTACGATGGAACTTGATGAAAAGTATGCATCTGTTATTCTAAGACGCTATGTAGAAGATACTGGTGATGAGGATGGTGTTTTTGTAATAAGGAATGGTAAGAAATTTCAGTATAAAGATTTAGTGAAAGAGGTGGAAACTTATGGAGAAAAAACAAAATAAACCTCTAACACTTTGTTCTCTATTTGATGGTTCAGGAGGATTTTGTTTAGGAGCAAAACTTGTAGGTATAAAGCCTATTAGCTGTTCAGAAATTGAACCATTTCCAATTAGGGTAACTACAAAAAGAATGCCGGATGTAAAACATTTAGGAGATATATCTGGTATTAAAGGAAATGAAATAGAACCTGTGGACATCATCACTTTTGGAAGTCCATGCCAAGATATGTCTATAGCAGGTAAAAGAGCGGGGCTAAGTGGTTCTCGCTCTAATTTATTTTATGAGGCAATTAGAATTATTAAAGAAATGAGGGAGGAAACGCATGGAGAAAAACCAAGATATATCGTTTGGGAAAATGTTCCAGGTGCATTCTCCTCAAACAAAGGAGAGGACTTCTTCTCAGTCCTCAAAGAAATCTGTGGGATCAAAGGACATAAAATTGATGAGGCTAGACCTAAGAAATGGCAAAACGCAGGACTTATCATGGCAGGAGATTTCTCACTTGCATGGAGGGTATTTGATGCTCAGTACTGGGGAGTTCCCCAAAGAAGAAGACGTATCTACCTTGTCGCAGATTTTAATGGAGAAAGTGCCGGAAAAATATTATTTGAGTCCGAAGGCATGTCTTGGCATCTTGAAAAGAGCAAATGCCCGTGGAAAAGAACTGCCGGAGGTCTTAAAGAAAGCACTGGAGATGCAGTCACAAATCTATGCTTAAATGACCAAGGGGGTCAGAGGATGGATTTTCATGAAGAAAAGACCGGAACAATCACTGCAAGTGTAGGAAATCACCCGCCACTGGTATTTGAAAATCATGGACAGGACTCAAGATTCAAAGGGCCTCTCGCTGTAAGTAATACCATAGGGGCAAGCCTTGGAACTGGAGGAAATAATCAGCCTTTTGTAGTAGAAGATAGTACCAGAACCTTTGATGTCCGTATTACCTCAGAAAATACCAAAAATCATAGAGCTAATGTTTATGAAACCGATGTGGCAAGAACTATCAATACAGGTCAAAACTCACCGGAAGCCAATCAAGGCGGACTTGCCATTGTCTACTGTGACAAAACAGCAGGTACATTATGTGCGATGGATGGTCCAAAAGGTGTTCATAGTGAGATGGCAGGTCAAGGTAAACTTATCGTAGAAAAGGAAATTTTTTCAACCAGCAAAAACTCCCATCATACTGAGGCGATGGAAAATCTAGCTAATACCTTAGTGGCAAGTGACTATAAAGATCCTCCAGTTGTAAATGGCATTGAGGGTCAAAAATATATTGTTAGAAGGCTTACTCCAAGGGAATGTGGCAGACTTCAAGGTTTCCCAGATGGTTGGTGTGAAGGACTTGAAACTGAAAATCCTAGCAGTGAAGAATTAAACTTTTGGACTGAAGTCTTTGAAACCTATAGGAAAGTTGTGACGAAAGCTACTAAGCCTAGAAGTGAAAAACAGATAAGAAAATGGCTTGCAAATCCTCATACAGATTCAGCAGAATACAAAATGTGGGGGAATGGTGTAGCACTTCCAAATGTATGCTTTGTACTTGCAGGAATTAAGCACTTTTATTTTAAGTAATGCACAGATATAACTTGATAAATCTCTGATAGTACGGGAATATACACATACCAAAACTAAAGGAGGAAAAACAAGTGCAAGTAAAATTTAATGTTACAGGTAAAGAGAGAAAAGAGCTTGTCAAAGGGATTGAAAGAATCACAAATGAAAAATCCAAGTATTTAGGAATGCCAAGTACAGCTTATGAGGTTGGAATCTTTACAATTGATAAGACGGGGACGGTTTTATGTGAAGATGATTTCGCACTTGAAAGGTTAGTTCACAACCTTATCGGAGAAGGCTTTATACCCGAGGAAGAAAGTAAAAGCGAACCTGTGGCAACACAGGGTCTTACAGTGGCAATTCCAAGGGATAAGGTGGATTTATCCAAGCTAGAAAAAATCTTTGAAAATAAGGGCGATTTAATCAAAAAGGCACTAGGAATTACAAGCCTTGAGATAGAGGAAGATGAAGAAAAAGTAAGTTTTCCTTGGTTTGAAAATATCGACAACGAACATCTAATGACATATACAAAATTCATTGCAGCACTTTGTAAGATGAGCATTAATGCCAAACGCATCAACGAATCTTCCAAAGAAGTGGTCAATGAAAAGTATGCCTTTAGATGTTTTCTTTTAAAACTTGGCTTTATCGGAGATGAATTTAAGAAGGATAGAAAATTACTTCTTGAAAAGCTTACTGGATCATCAGCTTTTAGAAATGGAGGTCATGAAGATGAGATTTCCAAGTAGAGAGGTTGTTGAAGGAATAAGGAAAAGATATCCGGTGGGAAGTAGAGTGGAGCTTGTATCTATGGATGATATCCAAGCACCACCTATTGGTACAAAAGGAACAGTAAAGGGAGTTGATGATATTGGCTCCATTATGGTTTCTTGGGATAACGGAAGTAGCCTAAGCATAGCTTATGGCGAAGATTCTTGTAGGAGGATTTCAGATGAACGATAAGATAAAGGAACAGATACTTGCTATTAGAAAAACAGGGATTACTAATATGTTTGATATAAGAGTAGTTCAAAGAATCGCTTATGAAATGAACTTTTATGAACTTGTAGATTTTCTTGAAACGAATAGAAAAGCCTATGTTGATTTCATTCTTTATGGTAAATAAAACTATAATTATTATGAAAATAAAGCACATATTTCTTTAAAAATGACTTGATATATCCTTCAAATTACGGGAATATACACATACCAAAAACAAAGGAGAAACGAACATGACAAAGCAAGAAATTTTTAAGGAAGCAACAAAAAAACTAAACGAGAAGAAAGCAGCCCTTTATAAAAGAGAGCCTGAAAGAAAACTTTATGACGAAGGCAAGATTGGCTGGAACGAATACCTAAAAAGAGCCAAAGCAAGAGAAGAAAAAGAAAGAGAATTCTACAAGGGCAATGAAAACTTTGAGTTTTATGACGAAGGCCTCATCACCTACGATGAATTCTTAGAATTGGAGGGGAAATAAGATGAGCAAAATGATAGATTTAGCTAACAAGTACAAGATACCAACACAGGCAACACCGGAAGATTTAGAAACTAGATGGGGTAAGGTCATAACCTTTGGAGATAGGGTGATTCTTGTAGGACACTACTATCACCCAGATGGAAATTGCTACTTTGCAGCAGTTTATGAATTTCTGGATGATGACCATTCATGCGAAGGTTTTATTGGACTAAGGGAAGTAAGCGAAGAAAGATTTGAAGATGATGGTCACGCAATTGAGTGGGCATTAAAACAAAACTAAAAAATCATAAAATAAAGTACATTTTTCTTTAAAAATGACTTGATATATCTCTGATTATACGGGAATATACACATACCAAAAGCAAAGGAGATTAAGAAAAATGACAAGCATTTACAGAAACAAACAGGAAGCATTAAAGGGTCTTGAAAGCGAAATGAAGGCTTGTAGAAAATACGCTAAAGCCTCAGAAGAAAAAGCAAAAGAAGGAAAAATTGGAGCCGCAATTAATCTTTTAGACATTGCACAGACAGCAAAAACTTGTGCCGAGCACGCACACGAGAGTTTGTGGGAACTTTCCAAAGGAAAGTTAACAGAAAAAGAATTTGAAATCTTCTGCGACTCAGAAACCTTAAGACAAGACATCAACAAGGCTTACCAAGCAATTAAAGAAGCAAGAAACTAAAAAACAAGAGTTCCAGAGCCTAGGCTCTGTTTCTCGTACTAGCAGCCGGTGGGCTGTATTTTTTATGCCTAAAAGGGGGTGAGTTGATGGCAAAATACAAGACTACAAAATTTAAATTAAAAGATTCTATTTATAGCAAAGATCACGCAGACTATGCTGTAAATTTCATTGAATGCCTAAGCCACACCAAAGGGACATGGGCTGGTAAGCCATTTAAGTTACTTCCTTGGCAAGAACAAATCATACGAGATTTATTTGGCGTAATTAAGCCAAATGGATATAGACAGTTTAATACAGCCTACATTGAAATCCCAAAGAAGATGGGTAAGAGTGAACTTGCAGCTGCTGTTGCCTTACTTCTTTGTTGTGGCGATGGAGAAGAAAGAGCAGAAGTTTATGGCTGTGCTGCTGATAGACAGCAGGCTACTATCGTTTTTGATGTTGCAGCTGATATGGTAAGGATGTGCCCTGCACTGAATAGAAGAGTTAAGATACTGGCATCACAGAAAAGAATTATTTTTCAGCCAACAAATTCTTTCTATCAAGTCTTATCAGCAGAAGCCTACTCCAAACACGGTTTTAATATTCATGGAGTAGTATTTGATGAACTTCATACCCAGCCAAACAGAAAACTCTTTGATGTTATGACTAAAGGTTCAGGTGATGCAAGAACTCAGCCTTTATATTTTCTTATCACAACTGCAGGTACAGATACGCATTCTATTTGCTATGAAACACACCAAAAGGCTAAGGATATTTTAGAAGGAAGAAAAATTGATCCCACTTTTTATCCAGTGATTTATGGAGCAGATGAGGAAGACGACTGGACAGATCCAAAAGTATGGAAGAAAGCAAATCCATCGCTTGGTGTGACAGTTGGAATAGATAAAGTAAAGGCAGCCTGCGAATCAGCAAAGCAAAATCCGGGTGAAGAAAATTCCTTCAGACAATTAAGACTTAACCAGTGGGTAAAACAAGCTATCAGATGGATGCCAATGGAAAAGTGGGATGCTTGTTCTTTTGCAGTCAATAAGGAAGAACTGGAAGGTAGAGTTTGCTACGGAGGTCTTGACCTTTCATCAACAACGGATATTACAGCCTTTGTTTTAGTCTTTCCACCAATAGATGAAGACGATAAATTTTGCATTATGCCTTTCTTTTGGCTACCGGAAGAGACTCTGGATTTAAGAGTTAAGCGTGACAATGTACCATATGATGTTTGGGAAAGACAAGGATACATTCAGACAACAGAAGGTAATGTTGTTCACTATGGATATATTGAAAAATTCATAGAAAAGCTAGGAGAAAGGTTCAACATTAGAGAAATTGCCTTTGACCGTTGGGGTGCTGTTCAGATGGTACAAAACCTAGAAAATATGGGATTTACCGTAGTTCCTTTTGGACAAGGCTTTAAGGATATGAGTCCACCAACCAAGGAGCTTATGAAATTAACCTTAGAGCAAAAGCTTGCTCATGGTGGAAATCCAGTTCTTAGATGGATGATGGACAATATCTTTATTAGAACCGATCCTGCTGGAAACATAAAGGCAGATAAGGAAAAGTCTACAGAAAAAATAGATGGTGCTATCGCAACTATAATGGCACTAGATAGAGCAATAAGATGTGGAAATGCCAATACAGAAAGTGTCTATGACGGGAGAGGGATTCTATTCATTTAAAAAACTACAATTAAGTACTTAATTTCGACATTAAAAGTCCTATTTCTTACAAGTGGGTTGTACTCATATTCAACTTCGTTTAACCTATAAAAACTAAGTAAAAGTGGTTAAAGGAGGGAAATATAATGTTAGAAAAAGAGGTATTAGAACTTGTTGTTAAAAAGGTCATGGATAAGTTTGCAAGAGAAAATAATGGTTCAAAAGGATGGACAAAAGAAGATATTCAAAATGAGGTACTTAATCTTGGAGGGACAATGACAGATGTTTATGAGGCTATGAAAATAGGGATGGATATCTGCCTATCTGAGCAATGGATGCAAGAACCGATTTTTAGCTAAAATTATAAAAAATTTTCATATAATCACTTGACTACTACGTTACGTAATAGTTTATATTCATAGTAACAAGGAGGTGATTTTATGAAAACAATAAAAGCTGTAAGTAAAATTGCAGGAATTAGTGTTAGAACTTTACAGTATTATGACAAAATTGGTTTGCTACACCCAACTGATTATTCTGATGTAGGATATAGATTGTATAGTGACAATGATTTAATAACATTACAGCATATATTACTATTTAAAGAATTAGAATTCCCACTAAATGAAATTAAAGAAATAATTAATAGTGATAATTTTGATAGGGATATAGCTTTGGAACAGCAAATCAAATTACTAACATTAAAAAAAGAACACTTAGAGAATTTAATACTTTTTGCTAAAGGCGTAAAACTATTGGGGGTGGATTATATGAATTTCTCGGCATTTGATACAAAGAAGATTGATGAATATGCAAAGCAGGCGAAAGAATCTTGGGGACATACTAATGAATTTAAAGAATTTGAGGAAAAACAAAAAAACAGAAGTACTGAAGAGACAAAGACCGTAAATCAGCAATTAATGATGATTTTTGCAGAGTTTGGAAAGGTAAAATCAGAAAATCATGACGCAGAAGTTGTGCAAGCGTTAGTGAAAAAACTTCAAAATTATATATCAGATAATTTCTATAGATGTTCAAATGAAATTTTATCTGGTCTTGGAAAAATGTATGCTGGTGGAGGTGATTTTACTAAAAATATTGATGAGTTTGCAGGTGAAGGGACTGCTGTATTTGTTAATAAAGCAATAGAATATTATTGTAAATAGAAACTTCTATTTTAAGCATCTCTTCGGAGGTGCTTTTTTAGTACAGAAATTTAGGAGGAATGTGTATGGGCGTATTAAGTGGCCTATTTAAGAGTAGGGATAAGCCTACAAATAGAACAAATGGATCTTCATATAGCTTTTTGATGGGTGGTTCATCATCCGGAAGAAGAGTAAATGAAAGGTCTGCTATGCAGATGACAGCGGTATATAGCTGCGTAAGAATTCTATCTGAGGCAGTTGCAAGTTTGCCACTTCATGTTTATGAAAGAACAGAGATTGGCACAGCTAAGGCTATAGAACATCCTTTATACAAGGTGCTACATGATGAACCAAATCCAGAGATGACAAGCTTTGTCTTTAGGGAAAGCATGATGACGCATTTACTTCTTTGGGGTAATGCCTATGCACAGATTATCAGAAATGGTAAGGGTGAGGTTTTAGGACTTTATCCACTGATGCCAGACAGGATGAAGGTAGATAGAGATGATAAAGGTCAAATTTATTATGAATACTTTGTCAGTGATTCTGATGCAGGGACAGAAAAACAAGGAAGAGTGAAGTTAAATCAGTCAGATGTTCTTCATATTCCTGGACTTGGTTTTGATGGACTTGTTGGCTATTCACCAATTGCGATGGCTAAAAATGCCATAGGTATGGCAATTGCGACAGAAGAATATGGAGCTAAGTTCTTTGCTAATGGAGCAACACCAAGTGGAATCCTAGAGTATCCGGGAACGGTTAAAGATCCTGAAGCTATGAGGGAAAGCTGGTCAAAAGGGTTCTCTGGTAGCAACAGTCATAAGATAGCGATTTTGGAAGAAGGAATGAAGTACACACCGATTTCAATATCTCCAAATGAAGCACAGTTTTTAGAAACAAGAAAATTTCAAATCAATGAGATAGCTCGAATCTTTAGAGTTCCACCACATATGGTAGGTGACCTTGAGAAGTCGAGCTTTTCTAATATTGAGCAGCAGTCACTTGAGTTTGTAAAGTATACCCTTGATCCTTGGGTAGCAAGATGGGAACAGTCTATTGTTCGTAGGCTATTTACTGAAGATGAAAAGAAAAAGTACTATGTTAAATTCAATGTAGATGGTCTCCTTCGTGGGGATTACCAATCAAGAATGAATGGCTATGCTACAGCAAGACAAAACGGATGGATGTCTGCCAATGATATTAGAGAATTAGAAAACCTAGACCGTATTCCAAGTGAAGATGGAGGTGACCTATATCTCATAAATGGAAATATGCTCCCACTAAATCGTGCAGGAGCATTTGCAGATGAAGATGGAAAGGAGGAAGAACCTAATGAAGAAGTTTTGGAAGTGGAAGAATCAAGTAATGAGAAACCAAAACGAAGAGGAAGTGACAGAACGCATCCTATTCCTTAATGGAACGATAGCTGAAGAATCGTGGTTTGATGATGATGTGACACCACAGCTTTTCAAAGAGGAGTTAAATCAGGGGAATGGAAACATTACCGTTTGGATTAACTCTCCGGGAGGTGACTGTGTGGCAGCAGCTCAAATCTACAATATGCTAATCGACTATAAAGGAGATGTCACAGTAAAAATTGATGGTATCGCAGCAAGTGCAGCATCAGTGATTGCAATGGCAGGGACAAATGTATTAATGAGTCCAGTATCAATGCTTATGATCCATAATCCTATGACCATAGCTTTTGGAAATAAGGGGGAGATGGAAAAAGCAATCTCAATGCTAGATGAAGTAAAGGAGTCTATCATCAATGCATATGAAATTAAGACTGGAATGTCTAGAGCAAAACTATCTCATTTAATGGACTCAGAAACATGGATGGATGCACATAAAGCAGTGGAGCTTGGCTTTGCAGATGACATTCTAAAGCGAAGTGATACCACTGATATAGAAGTATCACAAGTTTCCATGATGTATTCAAAAGCACAGGTTGTAAATTCACTGATGGATAAGATTGCTTCTAAATGCAAGATAGAAAACAAAGAAACTAATACAGGTGTTAAGGCGGACGAATTAATGGACCGTCTTTTTTTAATGAAAAATTGGAGGTAATTACAATGAGTAAGATTTTAGAAATGATTGAAAAACGTAATAAGGCTTGGGAGGGTGCGAAAGCATTCCTTGATAGCAAGAGAGATAAAGACGGCCTTATTTCTGAAGAAGATGCTTTAAGCTATGATGAAATGGAAAAGAAAGTCCATAACTACAGCTTAGAAATTGAGCGTCTACAGAAGATTGAGGAGATGGATAAAGAACTATCTAAGCCTCTGTCTGATGCTATCGTAACAAAACCAATGAAAGTGGATGATAATCCGGAGAAAAAAGGAAGATCATCCGATGAATACAGAAGGGATATGCTTAAGGCAATCAGAAGTAACTTTAAGCAGGTTACAAACCTTTTGCAGGAAGGAGTGGACACTGATGGAGGATATCTTGTTCCGGAGGAATATGATAAGAGACTGATTGATGTATTAACGGAAAATAACATCATGAGAACTCTTGGAACAAAGATTACCACATCCGGACTTCATAGAATTACGGTGACTGCAACAAAACCTGCTGCTCTTTGGGTTGAAGAAGGGGGCAAGATTCCATTTGACGATGCAACATTCGGTCAGATTACCATTGATGCCTTTAAACTTGCTGTGGGAATTAAGATTACAAATGAACTTTTATATGACAGTATGTTCCCACTTGAAAATTATATTATTGAGCAGTTTGGTAAGGCAATCGGTAATGCCGAGGAAGATGCGTTTCTTAATGGCGATGGAAAGAAAAAGCCACTTGGAATTTTCCATAAAGATGGTGGTGCAATTAGTGATGTAACAACAGCAGGAGCAACTATTTCATCTGACGATATTATCAGTCTCGTGTATGCACTTGGAAGACCATATCGTCAAAAGGCTAAATTTATTATGAATGACCAGACCATTGCCATCATTAGAAAACTGAAAGATGGTAACGGAAACTATATGTGGCAGCCTTCCATTAAAGAAGGAGAACCGGATAGACTGCTTGGTTATCCTATTTTCACATCAGCGTATGCACCTCTTGTAGAAGCGGGAAAACCTGCCATTGCATTCGGTGATTTTAGTTACTATAACATTGCAGACAGAGGAACAAGGTCTATGCAGGAACTTACGGAGCTTTATGCTGAAACAGATACGACAGGCTTTATTGCAAAGGAAAGAGTGGATGGAAAACTGATTCTTCCTGAGGCGGTTCATCTTTTAACTATTAAAGCAAAATAAAGGAGGGGGTGCTAGTTATGGTTGTAAGTCTTGAAGAAATGAAAAATTATCTCAGAGTAGATACCAGTGAAGATGATAATCTGATTAGCACCCTTATAAAGTCTTCTGAGAAGATGTGCCTTGCTATTGCAAGAAAAGATGAAGAAGAAATCATTGGTGAAAGCTTTGAAGAATATAAGGTGGCAGTGCTATATGCTGCCGCCTATCTTTATGAACACAGGGAAGAGGCAGACCATCATGAGTTAACGATTACACTTAGATCCATGTTATTTGGAGTAAGAAAGGCGGAATTTTAATGGAGATATCACTACTAAATGAACGCATTGAACTTCAAAAAAGCTCGGTAGAGGTAGATAACATTGGAAATCACAAAAATGTGTGGAGTAAGTATTATTCCTGCTATGCAACTATCAGTAGTGAAAGTCCAAAGGAAGAAACAAGTAGTGGTGCTATATGGGATGAAAGCAAGATTGATTTTACTATTCGCTACAGCAAGGAAGTATCGGTCTTATCTTCCATTGGTTATAGGGTGATTTTTCATGAGGATATTTATGAAATTGAGGGCATAGACCATATGAATTATAGGAAGAAAAGTATAAAACTTCACTGTAAGAGGTGCGAGAGATGAGCAAGGTAAAAATTGATAGCCTTTCATCTGAAGTGATGAAGGAACTTGAAAAATATGCTAATGTTACAACTGAAAATGTGAAAAAGGCAGTTCAAAAAGCAGGAAAGACTGTGCGTGATGAAATAAAAGCAAGTGCTCCAAGTGATACAGGTAAGTATGGGAAAAGCTGGACTGTAAAAACTGTGAGAGAAACATCCAGTAGCCTTGAGCTTGTTGTTCATTCAAGAAACAAATATCAGCTTACTCACCTTCTTGAATTTGGTCATGCAAAGCGTGGTGGAGGAAGAGTATCTGCAAGACCACATATAGCAAATGCTGAAGAAAAGGCAATAAAGGTATTTGAAGAAGAGATAAAGGAGGCTATTTCCAATGGATAGGTTACTTGAAATTATAAAGGATATAGGGCTTCCAAATGCATATCATCACTTTGCTGAAGGGGAATCACCAGAGCCGCCTTTTCTTATTTATCTACTGCCAGCAAGTGATAACTTTTCAGCAGACGGAAGAGTGTATTTTAAAGCAAATGAAGTTCATATTGAAATCTATACGGATTACAAAAATCTAGAGATAGAAAAGAAGGTAGAATTCGTACTTGATGAGTACGGCATTTTTTATAACAAAACAGAAGTTTATATAGAGTCGGAAAAACTCTACGAAGTCTTATATATTTTTGAAATGGAGGAAGAAAATCATGGGAAATAAAGTGAAATATAACCTTAAAAATGTTCATGCTGCAAAGTTGAAAAAAGATACAAGTGGTGCATTTACTTATGAAAATCCAAAGGCAATACCGGGTGCTGTCAGTATCAGCCTTGAAGCTGAAGGAGAATCCAGTCCTTTTTATGCAGATGGTATTGTATATTTTAGGTCTACTGCCAATAACGGATATAGCGGTGACCTCGAGATTGCACTAATACCTGAATGGTTTAGAACGGAAATCTTAAAGGAAGAACTGGATAAAAATGGAGTACTTGTAGAAAAGGCAAATGTATCGGAAACAGAAAAGTTTGCACTGTTATTTGAATTTGACGGTGATATCAATGCAATTAGACACGTTCTATATAACTGCTCAGCATCAAGACCATCTATTGAATCAGAAACTAAAGAAGATACGATTGAACCTGGAACAGAAACACTATCACTTACAGCGGATCCAAGAGAGGACGGTCTTGTAAAATCAAGAACTGGAGATACTACATCAGCAGATACTTATGCTAATTGGTATAAGAATGTGTATGTTCCACAGGATAAAACCGAAGTAAAACCTAAGTAGGAGGTGTAAGGATGCTAGAAAAAACAGTAAGAGTGGGAGAGATGGATATCAAGTTTCGTTCATCTGCTACCATTCCAAGGCTATATAGAATTAAATTTAAGAGAGATATCTTCAAAGACCTGTCAAAGCTTGAAAAAACTTTCAAGGCAAGTGATGGTTCTTTTGAAATTGATGACCTTGAGATATTTGAAAATGTAGCATATATTATGGCCTATCATGCAGATAGAAGTATCCCCGGAAATATTGATGATTGGCTTGACCAGTTTGAGATGTTTTCTATTTATGAGATTCTTCCGGAGATTCTTGAACTTTGGGGAGCAAACCTTGAAACGGAAGTTCAGTCTAAAAAAAACTTCCAAAAAGTAGCAGGGAGATGACAACAGCCCTATTTCTACTAAGATGCGTAGAAATAGGGATAAGCATTTCTGAACTTGATTTACTTACAATTGGAATGGTACTAGACATTTGGACTGAAAAATCAAATGACAGCGTGAAATACAGCAAAGTAGCAGGTCAAGCTGAGTTTGATAAGTTCTAATTTATCGTAAAATATGCTATAATAATCAATGAGATAAATGTGAATTTGGGGGAGGTGAGTCAATATAATGCCGCAAATGAATAAAGGAGGTAAGTTTATTTTTGGAAAGTCAACTATTCGTTTAGATGGTACTATTCAATTTCCGACGCAGGCAATAGAAGAATATAAAATTACCAATGATGATAAGATTTATTTGTTTACTGGAAGTAAAAGAACTGGTGGATTCTGTGTTACTACAAAAAAATTACTTTATCCCTCAAAATTAGGACATATATTGCAAGATACACCATCACTTTTAGAATATACAACTAATTCAGGTGAGTTTGTGAAGTATAAAGGTAGATGGTACTGTTGGGTAAACATATCACCTGATGGCAAAATAAAATTAACGGAAGAAATGATGAAATTTTTGGACTTACAAATAGGTATGGAATTACTTTCTATTCGAAGTAGTGATATTGCATTTACTATGGGAGCAAAAGGTCCTTTGTTGGAAAAATCTCTAAATTATAAAGGCGAGATTCCAATATTTTGAGCAAAAAAAGAAATTTAAATTAGAGATTTGTCTAACTGAATATTAAACTGTTTTTACGACACTTACTTAATGGGAGGTGTCTTTTTTATGTCCATTTTTAGAAAGGAGGGATGTACGTGGCTAATAGAATAAAAGGAATTACCGTTGAGATTGGTGGAGATACTACCGGTCTTGACAAAGCCTTAAAGGGAGTAAATTCTACAATAAAAAATACGCAGTCACAGCTTCGTGATGTAAATAGACTTCTTAAACTTGATCCCTCCAATGCAAAGTTACTTGCTCAAAAACAGCGGTTACTCCAAAAAGAAATCTCTGAAACTAGCGAAAAGTTAAATGCCTTAAAAGAGGCAGATAAGCAGGCAAAAATTCAGCTAGAAAATGGAGAACTTGGACAAGATAAGTATGATGCCCTTCAAAGAGAAATTATTGAAACAGGAAACAACCTAAAGGCTCTTGAGGAAGAGGCTAAAAAAGTACCATCAGCACTATCTGTTTCCATGAAAGAGGCAGGAGATAAAATTAAAGAAGTTGGAGATAAGACCACTGAAGTTGGTAAAGGTCTATCCACTCATGTAACAGCACCTATTGTAGCAATAGGTGCTGCATCTTTATCTGCCTTTAATGAAGTGGATAAAGGAATGGATATCATTGTCCAAAAAACAGGTGCGTCAGGTAAAGCCTTAAATGAAATGCAAGATAGCATGAAAAATCTTGCGACTTCAATTCCTACAGATTTTGAAACAGCAGGTGCTGCTATTGGTGAAGTAAATACTAGATTTGGTCTTACTGGTAAGAAACTTGAGGATTTATCCGGTAAGTTCATCAAGTTTGCTCAGCTTAATAATACAGATGTTTCCACTGCTATTGATAATACGCAGAAGGTCATATCTGCCTTTGGTCTTAAAGCAGAAGATGCAGGAGCCTTACTGGATACCATGAATGCTGTCGGACAAAGAACTGGTATCAGTATGGATACTCTTGCAAAGAGTATGGTGACAAACTCTGCAGCACTTCAGCAACTAGGATTTTCTGCAAGTGATGCAGCAAACTTCCTTGGAAATGTTGAAATGTCTGGTGCAGATACTTCACAGGTTATGACAGGACTTACAAAGGCACTTGCTAATGCTACAGCAAATGGAAAGCCTATGAAAGAGGCACTAAAAGAAATCCAAGACAGCATGGTGAATGCTAGTAGTGAAACGGAAGGACTACAAGCTGCTTATGAACTCTTTGGTAAAAGAGCAGGTGGTGCAATTTATCAAGCGTGTAAGAATGGTTCACTATCTTTCGAGGAACTTGGGACATCACTAAAGGACAATATCGGGAATGTAGATTCAACCTTTAATGAAACCTTAGATCCAATAGATAAATTTCAGACCTCTCTTAATAGCTTAAAGATAGTAGGAGCTGATGTTGGTAATTCTCTTATGAGTGTTCTTGCACCAATGCTTACCAAGTTTTCAGCGATGATGAAATCATTAAATGAAAAATGGAACAACCTATCTCCTGGTATGCAAGATGCCATTGTAAAAATTGCCCTTATTGCTGCAACCGTAGGTCCAGTTTTAGTAGTCATAGGGAAAGTCATCACAGCAGTTGGAACAATTACCTCTGCTCTTGGCGGACTCATTGGACTACTTGGAGGAACAGCCACCGCAACTACAGCAGTGGGCGTTGCAGGAGGTGCAAGTGCAGCAGGAACAGCAGCCGCAGGTACTGCCGCTGGTGGAGCAGCGGTTGGTTTTGGAGCACTTAATGTTTCACTTCTTCCAATTATAGGAATTATTGCAGCTATCATAGCAGCAGTAGTGGCCATCATTGCCATTATTAAAAACTGGGGTGCTATCACAGAGTGGTTCAAAGGCTTATGGGAAACTATAATAACGACTCTTATGACTTTGTGGCAGGGAATCGCAGAGTTTTTTACAACTATTTGGAATGGCATCGTACAAGTTTTTACCACTGTCTGGGAAACCATCAAAAATATACTTACTGTAGCATTGATGTTTATTGTAGAACTGATTAAAGGCTACTTTGAACTGATCACACTTCCTTTTAGATTTATTTGGGAAAACTGCAAAGAAACCATAATGGCTGTGTGGGAGGCAATAAAGACGGTAGTAATGACGGTCTTAAATACGATTAGTACTTTTATTTCTACCGTTATGAATGCCATAAAAACAGTCATTACAACTGTATGGAATGCAATTAGTACTACGATTTCAACAGTACTTAATGCTATCAAAACTGTGATTACTACAATCTTTAATGCAATAAAATCAGTTGTAACAAGTGTATGGAACGGAATCAAAAATGTAATTGGATCTGTGGTGGACGGGATAAAGTCAAAGGTATCATCGGTATTTAATGCTGTATCAAGCACAGTTACTTCTGTATTTAATGGAATAAAAAATACAGCCGTTTCCATTTGGAATGGTATAAAGAGTGCCATTGTTACACCGATTGAAGAGGCAAAGAATAAGGTTAAAAGCGTAGTTGATGCAATTAAAGGTTTCTTTGCTGGTATTAGCTTAAAGCTGCCACATATCAAACTGCCTCATTTTAGCATCAGTGGACATTTCTCTTTAGCACCACCATCCGTACCACATCTATCTATTGATTGGTATAAAAAGGCGATGAATAAGCCAATGCTCTTAAATGGAGCAACTATTTTTGGTAGTAAAGGTGGACATCTCCTTGGAGGTGGAGAGGCTGGACCGGAAGTTATTATGGGACTTGATACTCTTCAGAATATGACAGCTGGAGCAAACGGAGATTTACTTAGTGTCATGAATAGAATAGTAGCCATCATGGATACCTATTTTCCTAAGTTCTCTGAAACAAGTATTGTACTTGACTCTGGAGAGCTTGTAGGAGGAATTGCACCACAGATGGATATGGCACTAGGGAAATTACAAAATAGAAAGGCAAGGGGGTGGTAAGAATGTACGGAATGAAAATAGGAGAGTTTCATAGTTATAAAGACTTTGGACTTGTTCCAACAAGTAAGCCGGTTGTTAACTTACCATCACCAAAGCTAGAGTACCTTGATATACCTGGAAGACAAGGTGAAATTGATATAACAGAAAGCCTTACAGGAGAAGTAATCTATGAAATGAGAACAGGCTCCTTTGAGTTTATTGTTTCAGACATAGAAAAGTGGCAGGAGGTCTATAGGAAACTACTAAGTACAGTTCATGGTAAAAAGACAAGTCTTGTACTTGATACAGAAAAAGACTATGTCTATCAAGGTAGGCTTTGGGTGAGTGAATTTAAGTCAGATAAAAATTATTCTCTGATTACTTTGGATTATAAGCTTGAACCATATAAGTATAGGCTAGGGGATTTGAGAAATGGCGAGTTTATCCATAGGATTGATGGTATTTCTATTACAAGCAGTAAAACCATAACGCTTACCTTTGATTCAGATATGACCATAGTTCCTGAATTTAATAATAAAACAGAAAATGTTCTAACATTAAATTTTGAAGGAAAGAAGTTTAGTTTACCTAAAGGCATGAGCAGATTTCCAGAAGTTCGAGGAAGAAAGAACTTAGTGCTTACCTGCACAGGTAGTAGCACACTAGATATTTCATATAAGAGGGGGTGGTTATAAGTGTATAAAATTGTGTTGGATGGAAATACCATCTATTATCCTGGCGATGAGAAGGCAGTTTTAATTAGTTCTACACTGAATTTGGAACTAAATACTGCAGGAACTCTTAACTTTATATGCCCGCCTGAAAATCCATACTATGAAAAAATCTATAACAGAAAATCCATTGTCAGCGTATACCGAGATGAAAGAGAAATCTTTATAGGAGAAGTAAGAGAACAGACAAAAGACCTACGAGGAAATAAGAAAGTCCAGTGCGTAGGTCTTTTATCATATCTAGCTGATAGCATTCAGCCACAAATGGAATATCATAACCAAACTCCATACCAGCTACTATCAAAGTTTTTAGAGATTCATAACGAAAAAGTGGATGAAAGAAAAAGAATAAAGCTTGGAAGAGTGACTGTTACTGATCCAAATGACTCTTTATATCGCTACACCAATTATGAAACCACACTCGAAGCTATTATGACAAAGATGGTAGAAAAGCTTGGTGGCTATTTGAACCTAAGAAGAGAAGGCACTCACTTAATCCTTGATTATTTAAGACTTGAAGAAATGGGAAAAGACACAGATCAGAGCATAGAGTTTGGACTTAATCTTCTTGATTATACGGAGGACTTATCTGCAGAAGATGTGGCAACAGCCATCATTCCACTTGGTAAGGAAATAGAAGGTGATGCTAATGCTGTCCTAAAACAATATACAGATATTACTTCAGTAAATAATGGTAAGAACTATCTTGTTTCTAAAGAGGCACTCACTGAATTTGGTTGGGTTTGTAAGGTGGTACGCTGGGATGATGTTACCATTCCTGCAAATCTTTTAAGAAAAGGAGCAGAGTGGCTTAAGGATAATCAGTTTGAAATGGTAGAGCTAAACCTTTCAGCTGTTGACTTATCTGAGTTTGGAATCTCTACAGAAACCATTGAATGCGGGGATAGGGTAAGATGCAGAGCCTATCCATTTGGAATGGATAGAATCTTTCCCGTTATGAAACAGACCATACCACTGCAAAAGCCTGGAGAAATTAAGGTGGTGCTCGGAAGTAATCAAAGTAAAGGATATATCCAAAGTTCTCAAGATGCAGTAAGGCAGATAAAAGAAGAAGGTATAGTCACAAGAAAAATAGATAATGAAAGAGTCCAAAGTGCCATTGATAACCTTAAGGCTCAAATGAATACAGGTACTGGTGGATATAAGCTAACAGAATATGATTCCTCTGGTAGATGGCTTAGAGACTTATATATGGACACGATGGACAAAGACACAGCCACAAAAGTTCTTCAGATAAATATGAACGGTATTGGTGGAAGTCGTAATGGATACAAGGGTCCATATGCTGTTGGTATGACACTTGATGGTCAGATACTTGGTGAAAGAATTATGAGTCACTCCATTGATGCTGAAAAACTATCAGTTTCCTATACCTCGCAAGTGGAAAGGCAGATTCTTGATTCAAAGAAGGAGGCCATATCTGATACAGATAAGAAGTTAAAAAGCTACTATACCATCAGTGAAGTAAATACAAAGTTTTCTGCTACGGATAAAAAGATTGAGGCAAGTGTAGAAACTGTTAATCAAAAGCTTGAGCAGAAAAATGGCAATTATTACGGCACCTATGTTCCGAATTATTCAAGAGCACCAACCAATAGCTGGAATAGTGATAGAACAAGGCTTACTCATGTTGGAGATTTTTTCTATGATACGACAACGGGATATGCTTACAGATATATTGTGAAAAAGCAAGGATTAGAGCTTAAGTTCAACGCAAGATCTAGAACTGAAAGTGAAAGATTTGACTGGGTGGAAATATTCTATGAACTTGATGGTAAGACATATGCGCTTCCAAGATGTGGTGGAACAAGTATAGCGGGTCAAACGGTATTTGTTCCATCAGATAAGTTTTGGCTTTACTGGAGGTGTGACGGCTCCGGTCATGATTATTATGGTTTTAAGATTGACTCCATAAAGAAAGCTGATTCTAATCAAGAAGTTATAGGAAGTGAATCTACTTTGCCAACAGATGCGGGTGATGCGGTCTTACTTTCAGGTTCGTCTTATCCAGAGTCAGAACACTCGCCATACAAAGATGGAACTAGAAAATTGTGGAAATACTCATCAACTGAGAGCATCAGTTCTTCTCTATCTTTTGACTGGATAAGAGTTGTGGACAAGGATATAAGTACAGCTAAGGAAAAGGCAGAAACAGCAATATCAAAAATATCTGTTGTGGAAGGCTCTATCTCATCAATGGTGAAAAAAGGTGAGTTTGGTACTTTTATGAGACAAAACTATAACAGCTTTTTACTTGGTTTTAATGGTGCTAGTAGATATGTACAGATTACTGCAGGAGAGATTGGGCTATATAACGGTTCAATTGATAGCAGTAATAAAAGAGCAGTCTTTGATGAAAACGGAAACCACTTCTATCGTGATGGAAAATACATCGGAAAGATTGGTACAAATGTCTGGAGTGGTAACAGCTCCCATAAAGGCTTAGTTTTTGACCTTGATAGCGAAGGAAAATATATGGCATTTTCTCAAGAAGAATCTGTTAATGCTGGGAGTTACACTACAATGCTTTGCTTTTCCAGATCTAACAGTATTTATAGCCAGTATGGAGTTCATCTTGGCTGTAATCTTTATGCTCATGGATTTAAGATTGTAGATCCACAGTGGGAAACAGGATTTGGAGTGAATGCCACAATTAACTTTGTACAGATACTTGATATGAATTCAGATGGCACTGTATCTAGATGGGGTTCAAATGGACGTATGGTTTTTAAAGATGGTGTATTAATGGATTTAAATTATTATGGTTAGGAGGATGTAAAATGGCAGAACTAATTATTAACACAAATGAAGTAGTCATCAATGAAGGCACTTTAAAAAAGGATATTATGACCAAGAAAGAAGTAAAGGACGATAAAAACACCTTACTTCTTGAAGAAATCAATCACAAATTGGACTTACTACTTAAAGACAAGGAGGAATCTCATGGATAAGCCAACCATTAATTATGCCCTTGCCTACCAGAAGTTTCGAGGGGAGTTAAGTTCTACTATATCAGCTTTGCAACAGAAAATACCAATTCCAACCTATATGGTAGAAGGGATACTTTCTGGAATACTTGCTGATGTAAGATCTGCAGTAATCACAGAAAACTCTCTTGAAGTGGAGGCTTTTAGAGAAGGCATTGATAAATATTATGAAGATAGAGAAAAAGAACTTAATGATGAAATCTTAAAACTAAAGGCAAAAGATGAAGAAAAAGCATAGGAGGAAAGGCCAATGCATCGAGGAACAACGCCAATAAATATATTTAGGACAGATGTGGATTTAACTAATGCATCTGTCCTTTTTATTACCTATAAGCAAAATGGCAAGGTCGTATTAGAGAAGAGTATTGATGAAGTAAAAATACAAAAGAATATTGTATCTGTTTATCTATCTCAGAAAGACACGCTACTTTTTACAGAGGGAATTGTGACAATCCAAATAAGAGCAAAGTTTTCTGATGGCAGCGTTATTGCCTCAAGTCTAATTAGAACTAATGCTAGAGAAATTCTAAAGGAGGGAGAAATCTAATGGCAGAGTTTATGACAAGGTTTAAAAGAGATGCACCGATGGAGGTATCTTTTGAAAGCATCATTCGAGTGAGTGATGGGAGTGGAACAAATGACTATAACGGTCTCATCAATCAGCCCAAGATAAATAAGGTGAAACTCGTAGGTGATAAGAGTCTGGAAGAATTGGGGCTGAATGCAATTACAAATTTAGAACTGGAAGAATTATTGAAATAACAGGAGGAAGTAAATGAAAACAAAATTTTTAGATAATAATGGACTTTTATATGTATGGAAGAAACTAAAGGATACCTTTATAAAGAAGGTAGAACTTGATGAGGTGAAAAATTCTATTCCAAAGAATGTATCAGATTTACAAGACGCAGATAGCTATGCAAAAAGTGTAGATATTCCAACAAAGGTAGAAAGCCTTAGTGATGCTACAGATTATGCTAAAAAGATAGAAATCCCACATAGCGTTAGTGAACTTGATGGAATGGATGCTTATGCCAAAATCACGGCACTTCCTAAAAAGGTAGCAGATCTTACCGATGGTGCTGACTATATCAAAAAGGCAGAATTAACCGAAGAAGTAAAGAGTCTTATTGGGAATACTAAAGCACTGGAATTTTCAGTTGTAGAAGAGTTGCCATCCAGTGGAGAAAAATCAACCATCTACCTTGTTTCCAACAGCAAGGCTGAAAATGATGCCTATGATGAATACATCTTTGTCAATGGTAAATTTGAGAAGATTGGTACAACTTCAGTTGATTTAAGTGACTATGTGAAAACGTCAGATATTACAAGCATCACCAATGAAGAGATAGACACACTTTTTGTCTAGGTGATGCTTATGGCTAAGAAGTTTTTAACTAAAGAAGGTTTAGACAGGTTCTTTGCTAAGCTAAAAGGAAGATTCGCACCAATCGAAAGCCCTGCCTTTAAGGGACAGCCGACAGTAGAAACACCTGTGTATGAACCAAATTCCGAGGGAAAAGAAGTAATCAACAGGGAGTATTTTGCAAAGGCAAACCGCTCTATATTTGAGGAGTTTGAATTAAAGATAACACCGGTTGTCCTAATTTTCTCTATAAACCCGAACGAGTGGAAATTAGAAGATGGGATCTACTACTGTGACAAAATAATGGAGTTTTTTCAGGGGCAAGAGCTGGAAGAAAATGTACGTATTGCTTCTTTTATTAAACTTGATTATGACAAAGTCAGTAATATTACCAGTGATTTAGACCTTGATTTTAGGTTGGAAACTGATGGAAAAATGCGAATTTATCTTTTTGGCAGAAAACCGGAGAGGGAATTACCTGTTATTATCACAATGATAAGAGCAGTTGATTTAAGTATGATATTAGGAGGAATGTAGTATGAAAGAATTATGGAATATGTGCCAACTTGCCTTTACGGCAGTTGGAGGATGGCTTGGATATTTTTTAGGCGGGTGTGATGGACTTATCATCGCACTTATTTTATTTGTAGTCATCGATTACATCACAGGGGTGATGTGTGCTGTGGTAGATAAGAAACTATCCAGTACAGTTGGATTTAAGGGCATCTTTAGAAAGGTGCTTATTTTTATGCTTGTTGGTATTGCCAACATCATTGATGTGCAGGTGATTAAGTCTGGAAGTGTACTAAGAACCGCAGTGGTTTTCTTTTACCTTTCAAATGAGGGTCTATCACTTATTGAAAACTCCGTTCATCTAGGACTACCTGTTCCTGAAAAGCTAAAGGCAGTATTAAAGCAGCTAAACGATAAGGAGGAAAATCATGAGTAACAGTTCATTAGTTAGTATAGTAAATTACAGTCCAAACCATAGTGGACGAAGAAATCAGCCCATTACAAAAATTGCTATTCACCATACAGCAGGTGCAATTAGTGCAGCAACTATCGGTCAGATTTTTAAGCCGACCTCAAGACAGGCATCGTGTAATTATGGAATCGGAAATGATAATAAAATCGTTTTATGTGTAGATGAGAGTAACCGCTCTTGGTGTACATCATCTTCTTGGTGTGATAACAGAGCCATCACTATTGAAGTAGCCAATTCAAGTAACGGAGGCAATTGGCCTGTAAGCGATAGAGTCCTTGCTACCTTGATTGATTTAGTTACAGATATCTGTAAAAGAAATGGCATAAAGAATTGTACCTATACAGGTGGAAAAGATGGTGTATTACAAAAACATGAGTGGTATGCCAATACCAATTGTCCGGGACCTTATCTTGGTAGTAAGTTCTCATATATTGCAAGCGAGGTAAATAAAAGGCTTGCTGGTGGTAGTTCAAATGCACCAAGCACAGGAGGTTCTAGCCTTTATAGAGTAAGAAAGTCATGGGCTGATGCAAAGAGTCAAAAAGGTGCATTTAGAAATTTAGATAATGCAAAGAAGTGTGCCGATGCAAATCCAGGATATTCTGTTTATGATGCAAATGGTAACTCAGTCTATCCTGTAGCAAGTGATCCATCTAAATCTGTAGATACTTTAGCAAGAGAGGTAATTGCAGGAAACTGGGGTAATGGACAGGACAGAGTAAACCGTCTTACATCTGCAGGCTATAACTACAATTCTGTTCAAAACAGAGTAAACGAAATTTTATCTGGTGGTAGCAATAAACCAACTGGAAAATCTATTGACACCCTAGCTCGTGAAGTTATCCGAGGTGATTGGGGCAATGGTCAAGATAGAAAGAACAGACTTGAAAGAGCCGGATATGACTATAACGCAGTACAAAGACGAGTAAATGAACTCTTATAACTAATTAAAAACAGTGCCTACTGGGGAGAAATCCTTGGTAGGCATTATTTTTTTTGAAATTTTTTATAAATACCATCAGATTTTACCTTCTCCCAAGGCTACCTAATAGAAGGGCAAAAGAAAAGTCCTTCAGAAATGGAGGTAGAAAAATGAAACATAAACTTCTAATCAGTGTTTCAAAAGAACCAAAAGCAGATGGATATGCCAATTGCAAGACCATCAAGTTAAGGGAAAGACTCATCAGATTTTTCCTTGGAAAGAAATCAGACATTATGGTTTTTATTCCAAGCAATAGGATTGATGAGATTTCCATTCAAAATGAAGGGGGTGAGAGATAGTGGATACCAAACAAAAGTACGACTTAATGATGGATGCATCAAAATTACTGAGGTCTTTGGCTGATGTAGTAGAGTCAATTGCAATTACCTATAAGGATACTACTTATATTGAAGCAGATGCAAAAGTGATTGAGGAAAAGCAAGTAAATGCTTTGCCGGAGGCAAAAAAACTTAACCTTGAAGATGTAAGGGCAGTTCTTGCAAAACTAAGTCAGCATGGGAAAACTGCAGAGGTAAAAGAACTGATTGTAAAGTTCGGTGGGACGAAGTTATCAGATGTTCCAAAGGAAAACTACAGTCAGCTATTAAAAGAAGCGGAGGAAATCAAAATTGAATAAACACGCAATTTTATCTCCATCAAGCTCCCATAGGTGGCTTAACTGTACACCAAGTGCTGTGCTTGAGCTGGAGTTTGAAAACACCAGTTCATCTGCAGCAGAAGAAGGAACAGCGGCACACGCCTTTTGTGAGCACAAACTAAAAAAGGCATTGAAGATGCGAAGTAAACGACCTGTATCCGATTATGATTCCGATGAAATGCAAGAATGTACTGATGCCTATGTGGATTTTGTTTTGGAGCAATATGAATTAGCCAAACAGAAGTGTAAGGATCCGGCTATTCTGATTGAACAGAAAGTGGATTTTTCGGAGTATGTTCCAGATGGATTTGGAACTGCAGATTGCTTGATCGTTTCAGATGATAGGCTTTCCATCATTGACTTTAAATACGGACAGGGAGTTCTTGTTGATGCCTATGAGAATTCACAAATGAAATGCTATGCACTTGGAGCACTTTCAATTTATGAAAGCCTATATGACATAAAAGAAGTTAGTATGTCAATCTTTCAGCCACGAAGAGAGAATGTTTCTACTTGGACGATTTCTGCAAGCGAACTAAAGAAGTGGGCAGAGGAAGTTCTAAAACCTAGGGCAGATTTGGCTATAAAGGGTGAGGGAGAATATTGCTCAGGTGATTGGTGCAAATTTTGTAAGGCTGCAGTTAGGTGTAGAGCAAGGGCGGAAGAAAAGCTGAAACTTGCAAAGGATGAGTTTAAACTGCCACCACTATTAACAGATGCTGAAGTAGAAGAAATTCTAGTGGTTATTCCGGATTTGACTTCATGGGCAAATAGCATCTTAGCTTATGCTACAGATATGGCAGTTAATCATGGTAAAGAGTGGGATGGCTATAAGGTTGTAGAGGGTAGGTCTGTAAGAAAGTATAAGGATGAAAACGCAGTAATAGAAAAGGCGAAAGAAAATGGCTATTCCGATATCTTTAAAACCAGTCTTATTACACTTACTGAAATGCAAAAACTAATGGGAAAGAAGAAATTTGAGGATATTCTAGGTGACCTCATTATCAAACCACCTGGAAAACTGACACTTGTACCAAACTCAGATAAGCGTCAGAAAGTAAATGTAACAAATGCTAAAAACGAATTTAATGAAATAACGGAGGAAAATTAAAATGGCAAATATTAGTAGAACAAAGGTAATCACAGGAAAAGACACAAGACTTTCATATTTTAATGGCTGGGAGCCAAAGTCAATTAATGGAGGACCTGAGAAGTATAGTGTATCTATTCTTATTCCAAAGGATGACAAAGAAACAATTACTGCAATTGAAAAGGAGATTGATGCTGCAATCGAAGAAGGAATCGGGAAGTTTGGTGGAAAGAAACCAAACAAGGCTGCTATTAAATTGCCTCTTCGAGATGGAGATATTGAGCGTGATGATGAGGCATATAAAGGTCATTATTTCATCAACGCAAATAGCGTAACAGCACCTCAAATTGTAGATAAAGCTGTAAAACCTATCCTTGATAGAAGTGAATTATATTCAGGTTGTTATGCTCGTGTATCCATTAGCTTTTATGCTTTTAACTCAAATGGTAATAAGGGAATTGCCTGCGGTCTTGGAAACATTCAAAAGATTAGAGATGGTGAGCCACTTGGTGGAAGAAGTAATGCTGCTGATGATTTTACAAGCCTTGAAGATGATGACTTCTTAGCTTAGGAGGTGCGTTATGACTAAAGTAGAAAGTATGATGTTATCCGTATGCTTTGGGGCAACCGTAGGACTAATCTTAGGCTCATGGTGGTTTCTGATTAAAGAATGGATAAAGGATCGCAAGGAAAAGAAGAAAAAGAAGGAGCAATAGTAACATGAATTTGATTGATATATTTGTTGCTATCTTCATTGGAACTTGGCTCTTCGATTTTGTAGCAAAAACACTGGTAAGTCTTTATCTAGACATCAGAGAAAAGATAAACAGAAAGTAACATGGTGGGTGGCACTAATCTGCCACCCTTATTTTTATTGGAGGTGATGAAGATGGAAACTATCAGTATAGACATTGAAACCTATAGCAGCGTAGACCTTAAAAAGTGTGGTGTATATAAATATGCCGAATCCGATGATTTTGAAATACTCTTATTTGCTTACAGCATTGATGGTAGTGATGTTAAAGTCATAGATTTAGCAAAAGGAGAGGAAATCCCTTCTGAAATACTGGATGCTCTTACAGATAAAAAAATAAGCAAATGGGCATTTAATGCACAATTTGAGAGGGTTTGTTTATCAAGATTTTTAAGAGATAAAGGCACCAGTCTAGATCCTTTCTATGATAATCATGAACTTAGTACATCAATGGCGATGTTTTTAAATCCGACATCTTGGAAATGCACCATGATTTGGTCAGCAACACTAGGACTTCCCTTATCCCTTGAAGGAGTGGGTGCTGTGCTAGGACTTGATAAGCAGAAATTAAGCGAAGGTAAAAACCTAATCAAGTATTTTTGTGTACCCTGCACTCCGACAAAAACTAACGAAGGAAGAACAAGGAATCTGTACTTTCATGATGAAGTAAAATGGGAACAATTCAAATCATATAACAAGCGTGATGTGGAAGTTGAGATGGGAATTCAAGAGAAATTATCGAGATTTCCTGTGTCAGGAGATATATGGGATGAGTTTTATTTAGACCAAGAAATCAACGATAGAGGAATCGCTATTGATCCTGTTCTTGTTGATTCGGCAATCAAATTAGATACTGGTGTAAAGGCTAGTCTTATGCAAAAGCTAACAGAAATTACTGGACTTGAAAATCCTAACTCAGTTCTTCAGATGAGAAACTGGTTATCGGAGCATGGACTTGAAATGGAGTCTCTAGGCAAAAAGGAAGTAGCAAAAGAAATAAAGACTGCATCAAAAGAACTTGCTGAGGTTCTTACTTTAAGACAGCAGTTATCAAAGTCTTCTGTTAAGAAGTATACAGCCATGAAAAATGCTGCCTGCACAGACAATAGGGAAAGAGGAATGTTTCGTTATTATGGTGCAAATAGAACTGGAAGATTTGCAGGAAGGCTTGTTCAGTTACAAAACCTACCACAAAACCATCTGCCAGATTTAGCTGATGCTAGAGCACTTGTAAGAGAAGAAAATGTAGATGCTCTTGAAATTTTATATGAAGATATCCCAGATACCTTATCTCAACTGATTAGAACTGCCTTCGTACCTCAGAACAATAACAAATTCATAGTAGCTGACTTTTCAGCCATTGAAGCGAGAGTCCTTGCATGGCTTGCAGGAGAAAAATGGAGAATGAAGGTCTTTGAAGAAGGTAAAGATATCTACTGTTCATCTGCTAGTCAGATGTTTGGAGTCCCTGTTGAAAAGCATGGTATAAATAGCCACCTTAGACAAAAAGGTAAAATCGCAGAACTTGCACTTGGCTATGGTGGTTCGGTGGGCGCCTTAAAAGCTATGGGAGCACTTGAAATGGGACTTGTTGAAGAAGAACTACAGCCACTTGTAGATGCATGGAGAAATTCAAATCCTATGATTACAAGTCTTTGGTGGGATGTGGATAGAGCAGTCAAAATCTGTATTAAGCAAAGAATAGAAACGGAAACTCATGGCATAAAGTTTTCATGGAAAAGTGGATTCCTTTTTATTGAACTTCCTTCAGGAAGAAAACTTGCCTATGTAAAACCTAGAATTGGTGAGAATAGATTCGGTGGTGAGTCAGTTACTTATGAAGGAGTCGGGAATGCAAAAAAGTGGGAAAGACTAGAAAGTTATGGTCCTAAGTTTGTAGAAAATATTATTCAGGGAACTGCAAGAGATATTTTGCTCTTTGCTATGAAGACATTAAGAAACTGCCAGATAGTAGCACATATCCATGATGAAATAATAATAGAGGCTGATAAAAGAATGAGTCTTTCTATGGTATGTGAGCAAATGGGAAGAACACCACCTTGGGCTAAGGGGTTGCTTCTTCGTGCAGATGGTTATGAATGTGAATTTTATAAAAAAGATTAATAGAAGCGTCAGATTTTGACCTTTCCCAAGGCTACCTAATAGGAGGTAGCCTTTATGAATTTAGAAGAAAAAGAAAAGATAAAAGAACTTAGAGAAGAAGGCCTAGGATATAAGAAAATCTCAAATGAACTTGGAATAAGTGTAAATACCATTAAATCGTTCTGTAGAAATAACAACTTAGCCGGATTTTTTACTCCTAAGAAGTGTTATTGCAAAGAGTGTGGAAATGAAATCATTCAAAAAGAGCATACCAAGAAAAAGATCTTCTGCAGTGAAAGTTGTAAAAGAAAATGGTGGAATAAAAATAGGATAAAGCTAGATAAGACAAAACTTGAAGAACATACCTGTCTTAATTGCCATAAACCATTTAAAGCCTATCCTCATGAAAACAGAAAATACTGCTGTCATACCTGCTATATAGAGGATAGGTTTAGAGGCGGTGATGGTGATGAATAAAGAGGAACACGCTGAAATGATGTATCAATTATCTGTCTCCATTGCTGTAAAAATGCTCAAAAATCACATTATAAATAAGGAAGAATTCGAAGAAATGAATTGTATCTTACTGGAAAAATATCATCCATTTATAGGGGAGCTTTTCTCACTAAATGACTTGATAAATTAAGCGTTTAGAGTGATATATATACACTGACAAAGGAGGTAGACCAATGAAAAAAGTACAAAAAATCGATGTGAAAAAGCCACTCATCGAAACAAGAAAAAAGGTTGCTGCCTATGCCAGAGTATCTATGGAAACTGATAGACTTAAGCATTCCTTATCTGCACAGATAAGTTATTACAGCAAACTTATTCAAAATAATCCTGAATGGGAATTTAAAGGCGTTTATTCTGATTATGGTATATCAGGAACAAGTACAGCTAAAAGACCAGGCTTTATGGAAATGATGGAAGAGTGTGAAAAGGGAAATATCGACATTATCCTTACAAAATCCATCAAGCGTTTTGCTAGAAATACAGTTGACCTTTTGGAAGTAGTAAGACACCTTAAATCAAAGGGAATTGAAGTTAGATTTGAAAATGAAAACATAAATTCATTAAGTGGTGATGGTGAGCTTATGCTTTCCATCCTAGCTTCATTTGCACAGGAAGAATCAAGATCCATTTCAGAAAACGTGAAATGGGGGACAGTAAAAAGATTTAAACAAGGCATACCAAACGGAAGATTTAATGTATTCGGATATGTTTGGGAAGGCGATAAACTCGTAATTGTAGAAGAAGAGGCTGAGATTGTAAGAAGAATATATTCAGAATATCTTTCTGGAAAATCAAGAATGCAGATTGAGAAGATGTTTGCTAAAGAAGGGATAACAACTAGGCGAGGCTATAGGTGGGTAGATTCTAACATAAAAGTAATTCTAAGAAATATCACTTACACAGGAAACCTGCTATTCCAAAAAGAATATGTAGTTGATCCAATTACTAAAAAGCGAAAGCTCAATAGGGGTGAACTACCTCAATATTATGTAGAAAATACACATGAGGCAATTATTCCAAAAGAAACCTATGACAAAGTGCAGATTGAAATGGAAAGAAGGAGACTTGCTGGGGCAATTGGTAACCCTGCCATACCTACAACTGAAATGACCGGAAAGATACGATGCCCACATTGTGGTAAGAATTTTCAAAGTAGTGTTAGAAATTTAGTAAATGGGAAAAACAAGTATTGGGTTTGTGCCACGAGAAAAGCAGGACACGGTAATCCATGTCATACCGGAGATATAAACGATAGGCTAATAAAAGAAATTATCTGTGAAGTTTTAGAAATTGAAGAGTATGATTCCAAGCTTTTTACTAAAGAGATAGACCACGTTGATGTAATAGGAAAAGAAAAATTTATATTCTACCTTACAAATGGAAGAATAGTTGAAAAACCATATAGAAAGATAGATAGGAAGAAATATTTTACTGAAGAGGTTAGAGCAAAAATATCGGAGCAAAGAAAAAATAAACATAATTATCATAGAAAAAATCCAGCTACACCTTTCACAGGACTAATTGAATGTGATAGATGTGGTAATTCATTTAATGCTCTGAAAACAACACTAAAGACAGGGGAGAAAATAACATACCTTTCATGCAGAACAAAAAGAAGTGAATGCCCACATAACTCAATTCAAGAAGGAACGCTTAAAAAGCTATTATGTGAGGTGTTAGAACTTGATGAGTTTGATGAGAAGGTAATGGATGAAAAAATCCAAAGGATCTACATTGCTGATAATAAAGTAAGGTTTAAGTTCAAAGATAGCCACGAGGAAACAAAAGAATATCTTGAGAAAAAACGTGGTACTCCTTGGACTAAGGAAAGACACGAAAAGCAGATTCTTCAAATGCATGAATACTGGAAAAATGAGGAACACAGAAAAGAAGCAAGCGAGAGAATGAAGAAGATAAGGAGTGAGAAAAAATGGTCAATAAGAAAGTAACAACAATACCTGCAACCATTAGTAAATTTAATCTGACTCCAATTAATGAAGTGAAAAAAAGAAGAGTTGCAGGATATGCCAGAGTATCAACTGATAGCGAAGAACAGCAAACTTCCTATGAGGCACAGGTTGACTACTATACAAACTATATCAAAAGTAGAGAGGATTGGGAGTTCGTACAAGTTTATACAGACGAAGGAATATCAGCTACCAACACCAAAAAGCGTGATGGTTTTAAACGAATGGTAAAAGATGCCCTTGATGGAAAGATAGACCTTATTGTTACTAAGTCAGTCAGCCGTTTTGCAAGGAATACGGTCGATAGCTTATCTACCATCAGAAAGCTAAAGGAACATGGCACAGAAGTATTCTTTGAAAAAGAAAACATCTGGACTTTTGATAGCAAGGGAGAACTGCTTATTACAATCATGTCCAGCCTTGCTCAAGAAGAATCAAGATCCATTTCAGAAAACTGCACATGGGGCCAAAGAAAGAGATTTGCTGATGGTAAGGTAACCGTACCTTTTGAAAGATTTCTAGGTTATGACAGGGGAGAAGATGGCAACTTAGTTGTTAATCCTGAGCAAGCAAAAGTTGTAAAAAAGATTTATAGACTTTTCCTTCAAGGATATTCACCATTTGGAATTGCTAAAGAACTGACGGAAGAAGGAATATTAACACCCGGTGGAAAAAAGAAATGGTCAGCAGGAACAGTTAATGCGATTTTAAGAAATGAGAAATACAAAGGGGATGCGCTACTTCAAAAGTCATTCACAGTGGACTTTCTAACTAAGGAAAAGAAAAAGAATGAAGGGGAGATTCCTCAATACTATGTAACTGGAAATCATGAGGCAATTATTCCACCAAGTACATTTGATAGAGTACAAAGGTTACTAGAGCAAAGAAAAGCTGGAAAGAACCGAATTTCAAGCGTTAGCATATACTCAAGTAAGATTAAATGTGGAGATTGTGGGTCTTGGTACGGGTCAAAAACATGGCATTCAACCAGCAAATATCGTCAGAAGATTTGGCAGTGTAATCATAAGTTTGAAGAGAAATGTAGCACTCCACATTTAACTGAAGAAGAAATCAAAAACTTATTTTTACAGGCAGTTAATAAGCTGGTCAAGAACAAGAAGGAAATTATCAGCAACCATAAAGAAATGGCAAAGATAATCTTTGATACTTCAGTGCTTGAGAAAGAAAAGATAGAGCTTGAAGAAAAACTTAACATTGTAGCTGAACAGGTAAATGACTGTATAAACGAGAATGCTAGAAAAGTTCAAAATCAAGATGAGTATGAAGTAAGATACACAAGCCTAGTAAATAGATTTAATACTACAAAGACTAGGCTGGATGAAATCAAGCAGACCATCATAGAAAAACAATCCAAGCGTGATGAGGTAGAGGACTTTATACATGAACTTGAAAAGCAAGAACTTATGACAGAGTTTGATAAAAATGTATGGCTTAGCATGGTAGATTTCCTTACAGTGTATCATGATGGAAGAATTGAATTTATTTTTCTTGATGGCAGCCAGGTAGAATTAAATAGATAAAAAAGAAGAAAGGCACTTCACTAAAATTGGTGAGGTGTCTGTTTTGCTTTATAGGCTAGTGGGAAATTTATATAATATATAGGGCTTGACCTGTCCGTTGGGGACCGTGTTATCCTTTAATCAAAGGAGGTAGATAACCATGCTAAGAAGTGAAATTCAAAAAGAAACGGGTCTAACTAGGAAGGCAATAGAATATTACGAGGATAAAGGACTTATCCATCCTCAGAAATCTGAGAATGGTTATAGAGACTATAGTACCAAGGATTTAGAAATTTTGAAAAAGGTATCTATATTTAGAAAGTTGGGAATGAGCATTTCAGAGATTAATCAGTGTATATCATCAGGTGGGGATACACTGTCTTCTGTTTTAAGAAAAAAGGAGCATCAATTGGAGGTTGATGAGAAAAGAAAAGCAATACTAGAAATGGTTGTTAAAGGTGAAAGTAATCAACTTATTAATGATAAAATTTCATTACTTGAGGCGGAAGAAACTATCTATGAAAAACTAGAAATTGCTTTTCCAGGGTATTTTGGACAAATGTTATTTGCTGCTTATCAACCATTTTTGAATGAGCCATTAGAAAATGATGGTAAGAATTCTTTTTACAAATATATAGATTATCTTGATAGGCTCCCTTCGTTTGAATTAAGTGAAGAAGAGAAAAAATATATTGAGAAGCTTAGCTCACACTTTGATATGGAAACCTTAAAGGATATAAATCAAGCTAAACTCGATGCTGTCAATAATCCAGAAAAGTGGATGAAAGATAATGAAGATGCAATTTCTTCGTATGAAAGCTATAAAATTAGTGAAGAGTATCAAAATAGCTTGATGAAACAGATCCAGGAAAAGCTTAAAAACTTTATGAAGGAAAATCAATATTATGAAATAGCAATTCCACTTATTAGAAAATTTAGCAAGTCTTATGATAATTACTATAAGAAGTTGCTAAAGGCAAATGAACAGTATCTAAATAATAAATATCAATAATCATAGGTAGGCACTTACTTGTATTTAGTAGGTGTTTTTTCTATGCCCCAATATAAAAAGTTTCAGAGTACAGAGCCATAGTTTCAGAGTTAAAAGGAAAAGTTTAATTGTATCAAAGACAGTAAGAAACTAGAAATGTAGTCCAACGATAGGATACATTTTAACAGTTGAAAATACGGCTGTTTCAAGCCTTTCTGTTAAGTAGCTCAATCATTTGACCTGAAAATCGGGTCTTTTTTTATTGCCATTTTTTCTGAATTCAGTTTTTTGCACACCACCTTGATATAAAAATTCCTAAACCTTTTAACGGATAAATAATAAGGGTGTGCATATTGATTAAATGAAAGAGCCTTGCTGGATTGACGATTCCAACAAGGCTCTAAGTGTTATATTCCATTTGCATATTTAAATTCAAAACTTCCATCTTCATGCACCACCATTTTTTCAAGCATCAAGTTCCAAAGCAAGGGGTCAAATTCTTCAAGAGGTTCTAAGAGATTCAGCTTTTCTATGAAGAAGTCGTATTTCAGTTTTCTTGATTCTTTTTCACTAATTTCTTTTGCCAATCTTTCGTAGTTTTCTTTTTCATCATTAAAAGCATTTACCAACTTTTCATATTTTTTAGCATATTCTATTTGGTCTTGACTGGTCTTGGAATTGTCTTCTATTAGTTTCTCAATCTTTGCTTTACAGGCATTCATTTTATCGATGGATAACTCAAGAGAAACTTGAAGTTGGGAGGTATCAAAAATATCTTCTACCATTTTTAAATCTTCTAAAATATGCTCTTTATTTGCTATTAGCTCATTTACAGAGTCTATAAAAGCTTTTTTAATATTTTCTTCATATAGATGAGGAGTTTTACAAGGTTCTTCTTTTTTCGTATATTTCTTGTTGCATCTCCAGATGGTGCGTCTATATTTAGTATTAGAATGCCAGGTCTTTGGTCCATAGTATGTACCACAAGAGCCACATAGAATTTTGGAAGAAAAGATATGGTGATTGTACTTAGGTCTGTTTTCAAGCATATCCTGTACAAAATCCCAAATTTTAGGCTTTATAATTGCCTCATGGTTCTTTTCTACATAGTATTGAGGTATCTCCCCTTCATTTATTTTTTTCTCTTTGGTCAGAAAATTTACTGTGAAAGACTTTTGAAGAAGGGCATCACCTTTATATTTTTCATTTGTGAGTATCGACCTAATACTACTCGTGCTCCACTTTTTCTTCCCTTGAATGGTAGGAATGCCTTCTTCGGTTAATATCTTTGCTATCCTGTAAGGGCTGTAACCTTCTATGAAAAGATGGTATATCCTCTTTACCAATTTTGCCTCTTCTTTATTGACTACCAAGTTTCCGTCCGGTCCTTTATCGTAGCCTAGGAAGTTGGCAAATGGAACGGTAACTTTGCCGTCAGCAAATCTCTTCCTCTGTCCCCAGGTTACATTTTCTGAAATAGATCTTGACTCTTCCTGTGCGAGTGAGGACATAATAGTAATTAATAATTCCCCTTTGGAATCGAAAGTCCAGATGTTTTCTTTCTCAAAATAGACCTCAACACCTGCGTCTTTTAAATTTCTTACGGTTGTTAAACTATCCACCGTGTTTCTTGCAAATCTTGACACCGACTTGGTGATGATGAGGTCTATTTTTTTATTCAGTGCATCTTCAACCATATGGTTAAAGCCTTCCCTATATTTCGTATTTGTTCCTGAGATTCCTTCATCTGTATAGATACTTACAAACTCCCAGTCGGCTCTTTGCTTAATATAGTTGGTGTAGTAATCCACCTGTGCCTCGTAGGAAGTAAATTGCTCATCTGAATCGGTAGATACTCTGGCATATCCCGCAACTCTTCTTTTAGTAACCTGAACAGTCGATTTGGATGAATATTTTGTCTTAGTTGCCGGTATCTGAGTTACTTTCTTTTTCATGTCTTTGCCTCCATAGTTCTTTTTGAATTTTGCTCATTTTCTTTTTTGTTTCTTCCGAGTGTTTAGGCTTTGGACTTATTGGATTTTCATATTTATAAGTCGCCTTTTTGCCGTCTTTGTAGTGAAAAGTCAAAGTATAATCATTGATACTTATATGACTTAATTTCTCTATCATTATGTCTTTATCAAAGGCTTTAAGTCCAAGTTCCTTAGCTGTAAGTTCTTCTAAAACACTCAAATTTACAGGAGAGTTTTCACAGATGCTTTTCTTGCTCGAGCAGTAGTAGCAGATGACTATGTCTCCATTTACATGGTACAGCTTTTGTCTTCTGTAGCTTTTGCCACATTTCTCGCATTTTACAAAACTTGTAAATTCGTTATAACGGCTTATCTTTCGATTTAGATTAGGATCTGACCTTTTCTTTGAATAGTTAAGTCTTACTTCATCTGTCCACCTATCTTTTTTGGCAGTGGATTTCCACTCCACTTTTTCTTTGTGACCGTCTTTAAAGATAAATTCCAAAAGTCCCGGTTTTAATACATTGATATCGGAAATTCTTTCTGTAAATACCTCTTCATCAAATTCATGAATGCCGAGAACCTCCGCACATTTATTTTTTAAAATGTACTCCGGGATTGAAGGATTGATGCAGCCATTTCTTCTTGCTTCTTTTTGCCCGGCACACATCCAAACGGCATACTTTCTTCCGGCTTGATTTCTCTGATTTCTTTGGTAGTTCCTACCACAAGAACAGTGGATTTTACTTGTAAGACAAGTTGTATTAATTGCTCTATTGGCGAGTGCTCCAAGTTCTCTTCTTCTTGCCATTTCTTCTTGTACCTTATTAAAAACATCAAGCTCTATTATTTTAGGATGCGTGTTTTCCGTCCAGTACATAGGCAGTTCACCTTGATTTTTAATTTCTCTTTTAGTTATAAAGTCGGTATAAGTCTTTTGCAGTTTGGAGTTGCCTGTGTACTTTTCCTGTCTTAAGATTGCTCTTATGCTTGAGGGACTGAAGGGATTTCCCGTAAGACCTTTTATATTCTTTTCTTGTAATTCTCTAGCAGTCGTTTCAGCTGATTTACCGTCCAAGAAGTTTTGAAAGCAGTATCTTATAACCTCAGCCTCTTCTTCTACCAAATTAAACTTCTCTCCATCCCATCTGTAGCCATAGAGTACAAAGGAGTTACCCTTACCTTTTTCAAAGTTTTTTCTGATTCCCCATTTAACATTGTTGGAGATGGATCTTGCCTCTTCCTGTGCAAAGGATGCAAGAATGGAAAGCATAAGCTCTCCGTCACCCGAGAAGGTCTTTATATTTTCTTTCTCGAAATGCACCTCAACTCCTATTAACTTTAAGTGCCTTACTATCTCAAGAAGATCTACAGTATTTCTTGCAAACCTAGATATGGATTTTGTAAGGATAAGGTCAATTTTTCCATCTTCACAGGCCTTTAACATCTCTTGAAATTGCTCTCTATTTGCAGTTGCTCCGCTTGTTCCTAAATCCGAATAGACACCTGCAAATTCCCAATCCTTGTTGGCCGTTATAAGTTCGTTGTAATAGCTTACCTGCTGTGATAGAGAATTTAAGGTTCTTCCTTTCGCTACAGAAACTCTTGCATAAGCCGCCACTCTTTTTCGTTTTTTAAGAGTGGGAAGTTTCGCTTCAATCTTTTGTATCCTTTTCATCAAACTTCCTCCTTATCAGTACTATATATCAATATATAGAGCCTCAAAGTCAAGCGATATCAAGCATAAAGCTAAGAATATCCGCATTATATTTCTTAGAAAGTTTTTGAGTCAGATCCTTAAATTCTCTTTGAGTGATGACATTTTCATCCCTTAATTTTTTGAAGATGAGGTAGGAAATATAAAACTTAAACTCATTATTCATGGCCAAACCTATCCTTGATGTAGCACTCATGAGAGCAGTACTTCCTATTTTTATTTCCATAAGCATTAAAAGGTTTATGGCAGTAAGAGCAAGTAAAAGAGTAATATGCCTTACGATTTACCTTGTCTAAGTTATTGTTCCACCAATCTTGTCTACACTTTGATGAGCAGAACTTTTTCCTTTCATCAATCTCACATCCGCAGTTTAAACAGATATGTTTCTTCTTTACACCAACCCCTGTAAGTCCATTACGTCTGCAGTAACTTTTAACCGTATTTATAGATATTTTAAGTGTGTCAGCTATTTCCTTATAGCTGTATCCCTCTTGTCTTAGTTTCTCTATCATGTTAATCCCTCCTACTAGCCCTAAGACAAAAAGAGGGTGTTTGTTAGGTGTGTGTAAAAAAGTTTCTCTAATAGATGACAATAAATATTAATAAATATAAATTAATATCATTTTATATTGAAAAAAATGGTGAAATGAGGTATAATATATAAAAATGTGCCAATAAATAATTAGGAGTAGCTTATGAATGAATTTAAAGAAGAAAGATATATAGGTTTAAAAGAGGCTGCTGAATTTCTGGATATTAAACCAGTTACACTAAGAAGTTGGATAAAAAGAAAATCTACAATGCCTGTTCATAAGGTTGGTAGGTTATGGAAATTTAAAAAGACAGAATTAGACGAGTGGGTAAAAAGCGGGAAAAGCTCGGAATGAAATCTGATGTTGAGGTAAGAAAGAATGATAAGTATTAACATATATAATGATGACTGTATTGAGGTTATGAGTCGATTAGAAAATGGCAGTATTGATTTAATATTGACTGATCCGCCGTATAATCTTGGAAACTTTATGAAAAATAGAGATACAAATTTAGGTAAAATGAGAAAAAATTTCTTTGGAGACGCTGGTTGGGATGATATGGATTTTAAAGAATGGGAAGAATCTATGAATAGATTTTTCGATAAATCTTCTAATGTCATTAAAACAGGTGGTTCAATGATTATTTTCATGTCAATATTGAAAGTAGAAACGCTTATAAAAATTGCTGAAACGCATGGATTTTATTATAAGACAACGGGAATATGGCATAAGACAAACCCAATGCCTAGAAACATGAACATACAGTTTGTTAATTCTACTGAGGCTTGGTTATATTTTGTATATAAAAAAAGGACAGGAACTTTCAATAATGATGGTGCTATGTATCATGATTTTATTGAAACGTCTGTAACATCTAATGGAGAACGTAGATATGGCAAACATCCGACTCAAAAACCTGAAATTTTAATGAGTCATTTTATTGATCTTTTATCTAATCCTGGTGAAACTATTCTAGATCCCTTCATGGGAAGTGGAACTACTGGAGTTGCTGCAAAAAAGTTAGATAGGAATTTTATTGGAATCGAGATAGATGAATGTTATTTTAAAATTGCAAAATCTAGAATTAATGAGGATAAACAAGCATGATTCCAAAAGTTATAGATTTATTTGCTGGTGCGGGGGGTCTATCTTTAGGATTTATGGATGCAGGATTTGAAATAGTATTGGCAAATGAAATAGATAAGTCGATTGCAGAGTCATACATTAAAAATCATCCTTCAACAAAAATGATAATAGGGGATATTACTAAACTTGATATCTATCAAAATTTTATTCCTTACAAAAATGTTGTTGATGTAATAATTGGGGGTCCTCCATGTCAGGGATTTTCACAAAAAGGAAAAAGAAAAACGATAAATGATGAGAGAAATTATTTATTTCAATATTTTGTAAAAGTAGTTTCAATTGTTAAACCAAAATACTTTGTAATGGAAAATGTGCCTAATATATTGACGTCTGAAAATGGTCTTTTTATAGAAGAGATAAATGAGTTATTTTCAAAAATAGGGTATTTCCTTGAATATGGTGTTTTGAATGCTTATGATTTTGGAGTTCCGCAAAATAGGCGAAGAGCAATAATTTTAGGTAAATATAAAGGAATTCCTCCAAAGTTACCGACAGGTTCAAGAGAAAAAGTAAGTATTTGGGATGCAATTAGTGACTTGAATTTTTTGAATTCTGGAGAGGGAGAAGAAAAAATGGAGTATGAAATACCTCCTCAAACTAGATACCAAAAAAGACTTAGGAAAGATAGCAAGATTTTATATAATCATAAAGCGACTAAACATTCAAAATTAGTATTGGAAAGACTTTCTATGATACCGCCAAATGGTGGCAAGGATTCTCTTCCAGCTGAGCACCTAACAAAATCCATATATAGTGGAACCTGGTCTAGAATGAAGATAGATGAACCATCAGTTACTATTACTACTAGATTTGATACGCCTTCTTCGGGTCAGTTTACACATCCTTATTTAAACAGATCAATAACGGTACGTGAAGCTGCAAGAATTCAATCGTTTCCAGATACATTTATATTTATTGGTACTAAGTCGTCTCAAATGAGACAAGTAGGAAACGCTGTTCCACCACTTTTAGCACGAAATATTGCGAGAGTTATAATTAAAGATATTGAGGAGAGGAAAAATGATTAGACCAGACAACCTAGAAATTTATGAATCTTTAGATCTTAAATTAGGTATAAAATCTTCACTACCAGAAGTTAAATCTACAATTGCTTTGTTAATTTTGCTGTGGGAATCCAATGACAGACCAGACATGTTGAAATATTCAGAACAGCAAAACAAGTCAATAGTAATCCCAGCTCAGCTAAAAAGTAATCTTATTAATTTTATTTATGAAAATGTTAGTGATTTTAAAATTATAGATGACAAGTTTGAATACTTAATAAATTCAAATAAACTTTATACTTCCCAAATGGAATCTCTAATTGTTGCTTTTGAGCTTATTTGGAGACTCGGCAAATTTAGTTTTGTTGATAAAGCAAAACCATCCAGCGCTGAGAGAACAGGATTAAATAGATACCCGAAAGAAATTTATTTTTCTTCAAATTTAGATTTAATACATAGTGTTATTTCTAATAACTTTGATGAATTTATTAAAGTGTTAATTGACTGGTTAGGTTATTCAGCGACTTTCGAACAAAATTATGAAACCACATTACTAATTGCCTTACAAGTTTTTACAGAAGGTTCTATATACAAGCTGAATGATAATGGTAAAAGTATAATTTTTAATCAAAATAGTATTTATAATAAATTATTGGACGGCAATGAAAAAATAGACATCAATGGAGATAGTGAATCTAAGGGGCCCTTGAGAGTCTTAAAGTCTGCTCTAAATGAAAAGATGAATCCTTATTTGGAATATAATAGTGGTGCTGTGTCAGTCAATCCTGAACTTAAGGATAGATTCGTCACTTACCAAAAAAGAGTTGAAACTTTTTTGAAATTGTCTACGACAGATTTTACTGATTTAAGAGAATTTCTAATAGGTAATAAATGCCAAAATGGTACAATCTTAGAAAAAACAGAAAGGCTTTCAGGTGGGGAAAACATCCTATTATATGGAGTTCCGGGTTCTGGAAAAAGTTATACAATAGAACAAGAATATTGTAACGATGAATCTAAGATAGAGAGAATAGTTTTTCATCCTGACTACATGAATACAGATTTTATTGGACAAATTTTACCTACGATTAAGGAAGACAAGACAATAACTTATGAATTCACCCCTGGTCCGTTCACAAGGATCGTAGAAAAATCATACAAGAACCCTAGCGATATGTTCTATCTAATTATAGAAGAAATCAATAGAGGTAATGCTCCCGCGATATTTGGAGATGTATTTCAACTATTGGATAGAAATAAATCCGGGGAAAGTTCTTATTCCATAAAAAACCATAATGTAGCTGAAATTGTATATGGAGACCCGGAACATACTGTATCGATCCCTTCAAATCTATCAATATTGGCAACTATGAATACAGCTGACCAGAATGTATTTACTCTTGACACTGCTTTTCAAAGAAGATGGGTTATGAGATTAATAAAGAACGATGTTTCAAAAGCGGAGCATGCAAAAGTTGAAATTTTAGATACAGGTGTAACGTGGGAGATTTTCAATAACACAATCAACGACTTTATTCTTGCAAATAACGCATCAACAATGTCATCTGAAGATAAAAGATTAGGTGCATATTTTATTACCAGAGACATTTTGGAATCAAAAGATGAATCAAAATTTGCTGAAAAAGTTATCAAATATTTATGGGATGATGCTTTTAAGTTTGCAAGAAATAAGTTGTTTGAACCTAGTTACAGAAGTCTTGAAAAAGTAATAGATGATTTTGCAGATTTTAGTGGGTTTGAGAGGTTTAATATTTTTACTTCAGAAGTTAAGGAACAACTGAGAAACAAAGTTAATATTAATCAGATAAATTTGACTGATTCGGATTCTGAAGAAAAATCGGAAGAATAGTTTTATGAGTGGATTTCAAGATGTTAATCCGGATATTCCTTTGACTAAGTATTGTAGGAATGCAACGAACAGAGAAGGAGATACTTTTGTTGGAATTAAATCAGAAAATATTGATGGTGAGCATAATTTATCTATTCATTTTCCGATAGGCTATAAAATATCAGATAATGAAGATGTCGTAAGAGATGAAATTTTAGAACTAGTTTCTGTATTACAAGAATATAATGATGAACGTTCTAGAATTTCTCAGATAGCACCGGAGCAAGTATTAAAAACAGTAAGATTTCCTGTTCAAGCATATATGACTGTAATCATGGAGTATTTGAACAATGGTTACTATCAGATAACAGAAGAACAATTTACAAGAGGTACTTCAGGTCAAATTCACTGGCCTAGAACAGTTCTTTTAGAAACAAAGAATGCCATTCCGACGGAAAACGGAATAGTGTATCCACAATACAGAGTGAAACAGCACAATGAAACAGACAAAGATTTGATAACAGAAATAAATAAATTTTGTGTATATAAGAGTTATATAAGATTAGGCTGGATATATAAACTTCAATCACCTAAAAAGCCTAAGCCTGTTGAAAACACACAGGTGTATAATAGATATCTTAGTGACAAAATATTAAGAACCAATGTTGACAAAGATAAAAGACTGTTCCAAGCAATGTTGGATATATTAAATTTTGAAAACACAATAGATGATCCCGAGCAATTTTACTTTGGAACAAATAATTTCGAATACATTTGGGAAAGGTTGATTCAAGCTACGTTTGGAAATGTAGAAAAAAATTATTATTTTCCAAGGACAAAGTGGCTCCTAAAAATTGGGAAAAATAATGAAAATGCAGCTCTGGAGCCGGACACCATTATGAAGGAATCTGGGGATGTATTTATCTTGGATGCTAAATATTACAAGTATGGTGTAACAAGATTCCCGTCCGACCTACCAAATTCCAGTTCTATTAATAAGCAAATCTCATATGGAGAGTATGTAAGTTTTGATGAGAAATTTGAAGAAGAGAGAAAAGCCGGTATGGAAGTATATAACGCTTTTTTAATGCCGTATGATTCTTGTGAGGATGTATATAACTTTGAGGAAAAAGTTGAAAATTATTATTCGATAGGAGAGGCTGTTTCTGACTGGAAAGACGGAAAAGAAAAATATCAAAGAGTTCAAGGAATATTAATAGATATAAAGTGGTTAATAAAAAATAGCATTCGACCTAGTGGAAAAGAGATTTTTAAATTATCAAATGCGATTAAAAATAGTATTGATGAAAATAAGAAGAAGTAAGTAAATGCAGCGGCATAAACTTACTTCTTTTTTTGAAGTTGTTTTTTCTGATAATTTCTCTGTGCAACTGCATTACAACACACAAGAGAACAATATATCTTTCTGGAGTTCGTTCTGGAAACTTGGAAAAACTCTTTACAGTTGTCATTTTTACATTTTCTCAATTCATTTTCTTTACTATTCATATAAAATAAAGAAAAATAAAGAGCAGTATACAAAGATGGCAATTTCCAATCGGGTTTCATGTCATTGATGTTAAATTTCGGTGTTACGCTGGAAAGATTTGTTTCAAATTCATCTTCTAAAAGAATTTTAGATACTTCCATTAAGGCTTTTAACAGTTTTCTATCCTTTGTGATGTCTTCATATAAGTTATCTTCAAATGTCCCCTCTAATGATATATCACTTTGAGAAAATGTGAGATATTCTGTTGAAAAATGAAATAAAAAATCAACCACAATATTATACTTTGGATCATCTAATAATTGTCTTTTATTTTTATAGACTCTACATAAATTTTTAAACCATTGTGGGAAATTTCCTAGTTTTATATCATTATATGTTTCGACATCTATTTCGTTGATTCCGTTTTTAGACAATAAATCTTTAATCTCAAAATACTCTATCTTTTGTCCATTTACTATTTTTTGTTTTATATTATGTGAACTTTCATTATGTGAATTGGCGCCATCTATCACTGTTTTAACTTTGCTTTTTTTAATAGTAAATACTTCTTTGTCACCTATTATAAATTCGGACTCATCTTTAAAGATTAGATATAAGGTAGCATCAAGCAATTCCTGAACACTATTCACTTTATAAAACAGATAATTATCAAATTGATTATTCATAAGGAAAACAAAGGCTAGTAAATTATTTTTCAAGTCGTTAACCTTATCGATATCTATGCTATAAAAATCATCGTCATCTAGCGTAAATAAAAATCCATATTTTTCAAAGAACGATTTATAAGTGTATAAATCGTCTTTTTTTATGCCTAAAAATTCACCAAGAATATTATTCTTAGATTTATCTTTTATATCAGAAAGTTTTAAGCCTTCCCCATAAAAGTAAGCCACAGGAATATCTTTTTCTTTTACTTTTTTTACAACTAAGTTTTCGACAAGACGATTTGTTTTATTATCAGCTACTTTTTCAATTTCGCAGATACATTTGTCATTTTCAAATGTAAAATATGTCAAAAATTCTCTAGATAAATCCTCGGTCATCTTTAACTCCTCCTTAATAATTGATTATTTAGAAATAATCACTCATTAAATATATTATAGCACATAATTTTCTTATTTTTTCAATTTATTTTTTTTAAAGTGATGAGTAATTTTACATATATTTATCAAAGCCCGAAGTGTGTAAAAATATAAGTGTACCAGCAAGGTACGAAAATATTAAATCTCAAAAGTATGAGTGGCCACGAATACGGAGATGCAAAAAGAATAGAAACTAGTGATAAAGATTAGTTTCTCTTTCAATGCAGCTACCGTTATTTGTCGTGGACAAAACTAAGACTAGCAAATTGAACGCCTCTTTTGCATCTCAAACGAGATGGCAAAGAGAGGTTTTTTTAATGGAAAAACGATGGTTAGAAACACTTATGACAAAAGAGGCAGCAGAAGATTTTGGTTTGGATGTAAAAGACTTAATAAAAGTCAGAAGAAAAGATGGAACTTATTATGTATACAAAGAAGAAGTTAGTAAAGAAGCTTATTTAGAGGCAATTCGAGAAGAACGTAAATATCAGAAAAGACGCCAAAGAATGTTTAAGGAAATGGCTGAAGATGGAGTGAGTATTATTCCTCTACATGAAGTAGAAAAAATGAAAAAGGAAGATAAAAGAAAAAATATTAATCATTTTTATGAATCGGAAATTGAAAATATGGCTGTTAAACATCTGATGTTGGAAGCATTGGCAGAGGAAATTGAAAAACTTCCAGATTTTGATAGAAAACTTATGAAATTAGTTTTTCACACAGATTTAACTCAAAGGCAATTAGCTGAAATTTTAGGGGTTTCTGTGTGGAAAATTAATACGAGTATTAAAAAAAATAAAGAAATTCTAAAAAATAACCTAACAAGATAGTCGATTTTGTCTTAGGGCTAGTGAAGGGATTAAGAACTAAATCTTATATTTAGTTCTCTCCTCTATCACCTAAGGAAGGAGGAAATCTTCATGGAAAAGAAAGAAGAAATGGCGACAAGCTTATATGCCATATCAATTGTAGCGAGGAAATTAGCAAGACAGTTATTAAAAGAAATGGAGGATAAAAAAGATGTCAAGAATAAAGCTACTAATGGAAATCAAAGAAGATGCAGAGAATCTTGTATCTAGTATAGGTGTACTCCTTGCATCAATGGAAAGTGATGAAGAAGTTCCTAAAAAGGAAGAAAAAGTAAATCAGAACGAAAAGATTTATGAGATTGAAGATGTTAGAAAGATACTAGCTAATAAATCAAGATTAGGTCATACAGCTAAGATAAGAGAACTCCTAGAAAAGTATGGAGCTAAAAAGTTATCTGAGATTGATCCAAGTAAGTATAAAGACTTGGTAGCAGACGTAGAGGAACTCTAATGGGCGACCACGCAATACTATCAGCATCATCTTCTAATAGATGGATTCATTGTCCACCAAGCGTTAGGCTTTCTCAACAATGTGAAGATGAGGTTAGTCCGTATGCACTTGAAGGTACCTCAGCTCATGTCTTAGCAGAATATAAACTAAAGAAGTTATTAGGCTTAGATATCAAAGATCCTACTGATGATTTGGACTTTTATGATGAAGAAATGAATGAGTTAACTGAGGGATATGCCTCATATGTAACTGAAGTAATAATTAGGTACGAAAACCCAGCCGTCTTTGTGGAAGAAAGACTTGACCTATCAGGCTATGTTAAAGAGTCATTTGGAACTGCTGACTGTGTAGTTGTAGGTGATAATGACCTCCACATAGTAGATTTAAAGACCGGATATATTTTTGTAGATGCAAAAGAAAACACTCAGCTAATGCTATATGGACTTGGTGCTCTGAATCTCTTCGATGGAATTTATGATATCGAGAAAGTAGTTCTTCATATCTATCAACCAAGAAGATGCAATATATCAACTTATGAAATTAAAAAGATAGAACTTTATAAGTGGGGAGAAACCGTACGAGAGATTGCTGAGAAAGCATATAAAGGCGAGGGAGAATTCTCTTGTGGAGAATGGTGCATTTTCTGCAAAGCAAAGAGCAAATGTAGGAAAAGAGCAGAAGAGAACCTAAAACTAGCACAAGAAGAATTTACCATACCACCAGAATTATCTGATGATGAAATTGAAGAGATTCTACCAAGATTAGACGAACTGGAACAATGGGTCAAAGATATCAAGACCTATGCTTTAGAAAAAGCAATGAGGGGCCATAGATGGAAGGATCTAAAACTGGTTGAGGGCAGATCTAATAGAAAATACCGAGATGAAGATGAAGTAGTTAAGAAAGTAAAAGAACTTGGATTCAATCCCTTTGAAGAAAAGTTACTTGGCATTACAGCAATGACTAAGCTACTAGGTAAGAAAGTCTTTGATGAAAATATTACAGAATTATTAGAAAAACCAAAAGGGAAGTTAACTTTAGTAAGCATTAGAGACAAGAGAGAAGAAGTAAAAATTGACAATGTTAAAGAAGAATTTGGAGGTAAATAATATGTCAAATATCAATAAAACAAAAGTAATTACAGGTGAAGTTAGATTAAGCTATGCGAATGTTTGGGAGCCAAAGTCAATCAATGGTGGTAAAGAAAGATACTCAGTATCTGTTATTATCCCAAAGAGCGACCAAAAGACCATCGAGAAAATTGAAAAAGCAGTAGAGGCTGCAATTGAAGAAGGACTTTCTAAATTTAATGGAAAGAAACCAAATAAGAAAGCTATCAAACTTCCATTAAGAGATGGTGATACAGAAAAAGATGATGAGACTTATGCAGATGCATACTTCTTAAATGCCAACTCTATGACAGCACCTCAAATTGTAGATAGAAACGTAGAACCTATTCTTGATAGAAGTGAAGTCTACTCAGGAGTTTATGCAAGAGTATCTCTTAACTTCTATGCCTACAATGTAAATGGCAATAAGGGCGTAGCGGTTGGGCTAGGAAATATTCAAAAGCTAAGAGATGGTCAACCTCTAGGAAACAGGTCTAATGCAGCAGATGACTTCGATGCAATGGATGATGATGACGAAGATTTCTTAGCATAGGAGGATTTTATATGAAAGAAATAATTTTAGCTATTTTGATGGGATTATGGTCCTACTACTGGTATAAGTTAGGCTATGTTCAGGCTCAAATTAATGAAACACAAAAGAGGATTAGGGAAATTTATAGAGATATAGAGAAACAATTGGATGAAACGCAAAGAACTGTTGATAAATGCATCCAATCATTGGACGAAATTAAATATAAATGAAGAAAATATCAATTGATCTTGAAACCTATTCTTCAGTTGATTTAGGCAAAAGTGGTGTATACAAATATGTCGAGAGTGAGGATTTTGAAATCCTCCTCTTTGCCTACTCTATTGATGATGAAGAAGTTAAGGTCATAGATTTGGCAAGTGGGGAGATGATTCCTGGAGAAATATTATCAGCACTTGATGATGAAAGTATAGAAAAGTGGGCCTTTAATGCCAACTTTGAAAGGGTGTGCTTGTCTAGATATCTTGGAGAGCGTTTAGAGCCTAAAGGTTGGTACTGCACTATGATTTGGTCAGCCTATCTTGGTCTCCCTTTGTCATTAGAAAAAGTGGGAGAGGTTTTGAAATTAGATAAACAAAAAATGGTAGAAGGAAAATCCCTTATTAGATATTTTTCCATTCCTTGCAAACCAACTAAGACCAATGGAATGAGGACAAGGAATCTACCACATCATGATTTAGATAAGTGGTCTACCTTTAAGGAATATAACAAGCGAGATGTTGAAACAGAAATGGCTATAAAGAAAAAATTATCAGCCTTTCCATTACCTCAATTAGAATGGGAAAACTACTGGATAGATCAAAACATCAATGACAGAGGGATTTTAATTGATGAAGTTTTAGTTGATTCAGCTATTAAATTTGATGAAATATTACGAGAAGAAAATATGGACAGAGCCATAGAACTAACTGGTCTTGAAAATCCAAATTCTCCCATGCAGTTAAAAGAATGGCTTAATAAGAAAGGCTTAGAGATAGATTCCTTAGCTAAAAAAGATGTAGAGTCTGCTCTTATAAATGCTGAAGGCGATATTAAAGAAGTCTTGGAACTTAGACAAGAATTATCTAAGTCTTCAGTTAGAAAATATGATGCTATGAAAAATGTAAAAGGAAAAGACAATCGAGCAAGAGGTCTGATCCAATTTTATGGAGCAAATAGAACTGGAAGATATTCAGGAAGGCTTATTCAAGTTCAAAATTTAAGAAGAAATAATCTCAAAGACTTAGACCTTGCTAGGAGTCTTGTAAAAAATAGAGATTACGAAACTATGGAAATTTTATATGAATCACCCTCTGATATTTTATCCCAATTAATAAGAACAGCCTTTATACCAAAAGAAGGCACCAGATTTATTATTTCAGACTTTTCAGCAATAGAGGCTCGTGTCCTTGCATGGCTTGCAGGAGAACAATGGGTTCTAGATGCCTTTGAAAATGGAGAAGATATCTATTGCAGAACAGCATCGAGGATGTTTGGAGTGCCAGTTGAAAAGCATGGAGTAAATGGTCATCTTAGACAAAAAGGAAAGATAGCGACTTTAGCTTGTGGTTATCAAGGGGCCTTAGGTGCTCTTAAAGCAATGGGTGGTATTGAAATGGGTTTATCTGAAGATGAACTTCAATCAATAGTCGATTCCTGGCGAGAGGCTAATCCAAATATAGTAAGTCTTTGGTGGGACATAGATGCAGTCGTAAAAAGAGTTGTAAAAACTAGAAGTAAAGAAGAATATAAGAGCCTAGTTATTAGCTATGAGAAAGGCATTCTTTTTATACAACTTCCTTCAAAGAGAAGACTTGCTTATCCAAAGGCAAAAATTGGGATTAATCGATTTGGTGGAGAATCAATTGTCTATGAAGGAATAGTAGTAGGAAATAAATGGGACAAGATAGAATCTTACGGCGGTAAATTTGTAGAAAACATAGTTCAAGCAATAGCCAGAGATATTTTAGCTGAGGCTATGATGAGGCTTGAGAAAAATGGATTTAATATTGTCATGCATATCCATGACGAAGTTGTAATAGAAAGTGATTCATCTAGCATTGAAGAAATAAATAAAATCATGTCCGTAGTTCCTAGCTGGGCACCTGGACTAATTCTCGATGCAGATGGATTTGAAAGTGAATTTTATAAGAAAGACTAAGGAGGTCTTTATGAACATAGAAATTTTTAGAAATAGCGAATTTAAAGATATAAGAACAATGGTAATTAATGGAGAACCATGGTTTGTAGGTAAAGACATAGCTGAAAATCTCGGTTATATTAACTCAAGTAAGGCAGTTATAAATCATGTTGAGACAGAGGATAAACAATTTATAATGTTAGACTTAGCAGATTCCCAAAATGGGAATGTGCCTAAAGGTCAAACTAAGACAGCTGTTATAAATGAATCTGGTCTATATAGCCTAATTCTATCTAGCAAATTACCTCAAGCGAAAAAATTTAAAAGATGGGTTACAAGCGAAGTTTTACCAAGTATTAGAAGATATGGGATGTATGCTACAGATGAACTTTTAGACAACCCAGATTTATTCATCTTAGTACTTGAAGAATTAAAAAGAGAAAGACAAGAAAAGCTAATCCTAAAGCAGCAGAATTTAGAGATGAAACCAAAGGCGTCCTATTACGATATTGTCTTATCCTGTAAAGAGGCTGTAGCAATAACAGTAATTGCCAAAGACTATGGTTGGTCTGCCAGAAAAATGAATAAGAAACTTCATGAGTTGGGGGTTCAGTTTAAGCAAGGCAAGATCTGGCTTTTATATCAAGATTATGCTGAAGAAGGATATACTTGTACAAAAACTTATCCATTCAATAAAGGAAATGGAGAGGTTGGTACAAAAATTCACACTTACTGGACACAAAAAGGCAGACTGTTTATTTACAATCTTTTAAAATCCGAAGGCTATGTTCCTTTAATTGAAATTAAGGAGGCAGCCTAATGAATAAAGAATTATATAACAGGAGTGGGTGCAAGGACCCCACTCCTTATCAAGCAATTAAAAATGCAGAGAAGAGGTACTATCCCTTGGTATATATCTGCAGTCCATTTTCTGGAGATGTAGAAAATAATATCATCAAGGCACAGAAGTACTCTCGATACGCTTTAAATAAAGGAAACATACCTATAGCACCACACCTACTTTTTCCTCAATTTATGAGTGATGAGAGTGAGAGAAGGCTTGCCATGCATTTTAATTATGTACTTCTTGGAAAATGTAAAGAAGTCTGGGTCTTTGGTGACCATATAAGCGCTGGAATGGCTGAAGAAATAAAGATTGCTGAGAAGAGAAAAATGAAGATTCGTTATATAAAGGAGGTAGCCTAATTGAAAATATATACCTCGAACTTAATAGGAGTGGAGTCAAACTGTGTTTATCCAAATGAGGTTAATGCAGTAGATGTTAGATCTTTTGAGAAAGCTTCAAGATTTGACCATGTAATGGCTAAGTATAAAAATTCCTATCGATCCAACGATAATTTTATAGAGTCAGAATGTGTTCCCATGGATATAGACAATGACCATACAGAAAATTCAGATGAATGGATCTCAGCTAATGACCTAAAAAGGATTTTTGATGGAGTGAAATTTGCCTTAGTTTACAGTAGAAATCACAATAAAGAAAAACATGGGAAGCCCGCAAGACCAAGAATGCACATATATTTTCCAATCCCGAAGATCACAAATTTAGTCGAATATGTAGGGATAAAAGAAAGATTGTCAGAAACTTATACTTTCTTTGATGGCAATGCCTTAGATGGAGCGAGATTTTTCTTTGGAGTTAAGAATCCTGATGTTGAAATAGTTAAGGGGAGAAAATATGTAACTGATATTTTAAAAGATAACTTTGAGGACTTTGACAATTCTCAAGACTTGATTCAGCAAGGCTCTAGAAATTCAACTATGAACCATTTTGCAGGACGAGTTTTAATTCGATATGGAAATACAGATGAGGCAAGAAAACTTTTTGATAAAAAAGCCAGCCTTTGCTCACCGCCACTTCCAGATGAGGAGCTAGAACAAATCTGGAGGTCAGCTTGTAAGTTCTACAAAAAGGTAGCTGCAAGTGAAGATTATGTTCCACCTGAAGAATACAATGAAAGATATGAGGAATATAAGCCAGAGAAACTTACAGATATAGCAATGGCTGAAATCTTTACTAAGCATAACAAAGATAAAGCTATCTACACTATATCTCAAGGCTGGCTTTATTGGACGGGCAAGAAATGGGAAGATTCTGAACTAAAAGTAATGAGTCTTTACATGGAGACTGCTAAAAAAGTTTTAGAAAATGCAAGCATTGAATTTAAAGAGGGCTATCAAGAATTAGCTGATGCTGAAATGATGGGAAATAAGGAAGAAAAAGCACAAGCAAAGTTAAAAGTAAATAGTGCAAAAGCATATCTCAATTTTGCTAAAAAAATGAACGATCATGGAAAAGTATCTGGAATATTAAAACTAGCTAAGTCTTTGTTAGAAGTTAAAAATGAAAAACTTGATGCAGATGCTTTTATTTTAAATACACCTGTTGGAGTTATTGATTTAAAAACAAGTGAAATAAAAGTGCATGACCCATCTTACTATTGCACGAAGATTACTGCAATATCTCCAAGCAAGGATAATATGGATATGTGGATAGCTACTTTAATGGATGTAACTGGTGGAGATGATGAGTTTATTAATTTCTTAAAGTTCCATGCGGGGTCGACATTAATAGGTCATGTTTATGAAGAAGCACTCCTTATAGCTTATGGAGACGGAGGAAATGGGAAGTCTACTGTCTTTAATTCAGAGGCTCATGTTCTTGGAGACTATGCAGGTAAAATCCCAGCTGAGTCTTTAACAACAAGAGCAAAGAATGTGAAGGTTGATCTTGCTGAGTTATGTGGTAAGAGATTTATTTTAGCTTCTGAAACAGAAGAAGGTCAAAGACTGTCAAGTTCAATGTTAAAACAGATAGCAAGTGTTGATGATATTTCAGCAGAAAGAAAATACTATGCGCCATTCTCATTTACACCAACGCATTCTACTATTCTCTATACAAACCATCTACCAAAGGTAGGCTCTAATGATCGAGGAACCTGGAGAAGAATTGTGGTTGCTCCATTTTCTGTAGCCATCAAAAATCCTAAGACAGATTATATAGATAAGCTTTTAGAAAAAGCAGGAGGAGCAATTCTACAGTGGATGATTGAAGGGGCAAAAGAGTATATAGATGCAGGGTTTAAATATCCAAAGTGTAATGTTGTAGATGATGCTAAAAGCTCATATAAAGAAGAGAATGACTGGATAAACCATTTCATTTCAGATAAATGCATAAAAGGAACAAATTATAAAGAAATGAGTGCAAGATTATATCAAGTTTATCGTGAGTGGGCTGGTTCAAATGGAGAATATATTAGAAATAATAGAGATTTTTCACGAGCCCTTATAGCAGAAGGTTATGAAAAGAAAAGGACAAATAGGGGAATTGAATGGAGCGGTATAACCATCAATGATTTAATGGAGTCGGAAGACGACTTTTTATAAATGTATTTTAGTGTACCATTTATAGGCTAAATAAAGATAATTGTATAGAAAAAAGTTTTTCTTAATTAATGAAAAATGCATACACTAAACTACAAAAAGACATGACTATTTACACTTAACTCAACACTGAAATGGCTTAATATAAGCGTTTTGTATGGTGTGAATAGTTATAGCCTACTTTCTTTTATATATTATTTTTATTCTCTCGTGTAAAAGGTTTATATAAAGCTACACTATACAACACTTTAGAAAATGGAGGATTTATGAATTTCTATAATTACATGATGAAAAATCATTTAAATGAAAAGTCTCCAAGAGGAGATTTAGCAAGAGACATTAATGAAGATAGGGACTTTCCTAAAAATAAAACAGGGAAATTTAAGGGCTGGAAAAGACTGATTAAAAATTATTTAGAAAGCCATGGTGCTTGTTATGATTGTATGATGGCTTTTGAAAAAGCATGGAAGGAGTATGAAAATTGCGAGAGAAAGAGATTGAATCTGCCCTTGTAAAAAGAGTAAAAGAGAATAGTGGACTATGTCTTAAATTTACATCTCCTTCAATGACGGGAATACCAGATAGAATAATACTTCTCCCTAAAGGAAAGATTGGATTTGTTGAAACAAAAAGACCTGGAGGAGAATCAAGACCAATCCAGAAAAAAAGAATTAGGCAATTTAAAAATTTAGGTTTTAAGGTTTATGTTCTTGATTCAAAAGAAAATATTGATGAAATAATAAAGAGGATTGGAGGTTATAATGCTAGTTAGTTTAAAGTGTGATTGGTGTGGAAAAGAAATAACAAAAGAAAAATGTCGTATAACAAGACATAATTTTTGTTCTCGTGAATGTCTGGCAGATTTCAGTAATAAAACTAAAAATCCAGAAGGATACAAATTACTAAAAGATTACACTAATATAAGCAAAAATTTGAGTGAAATAAACAAAAAACTTAATCCTACTAGAATGACAAAAGATGTAAGAGAAAAATTAAGAAAGAGTAGATTAGGAACAGGAAAAGGAAAATCTTATAAAAAACTACATGGAATACACGAGCATAGAATAATAGCTGAAGAAATATTAGGTCAGCCTTTAAAAGAAGGAGAAGTTGTTCATCATGTAGATGGGAATAAAAGAAATAATGCTAAATACAATTTAATGGTCTTACCTTCAAATTCAGTTCATATAAAATTACATCAAAAATTAAAACGATTTTGGGAAAGTAGCGTATTTGATGGAATTTAAAGCACATGAATATCAAAAATATGCTACTGATTTTATAATACAAAACCCAATATCAGCTATTTTTTTATCCATGGGTCTCGGCAAGACAATTATAAGCTTATCAGCTATAAAAGACTTACTTTTTGATTCTTTTGAAATCTCTAAAGTCTTGATCATAGCCCCACTAAGAGTCGCTAGAGATACTTGGAAGGATGAAATAGAAAAATGGAGCCATTTAGATATTCTTAAATATTCAGTGGTATTTGGAAGTGAAAAAGAAAGACTCAAAGCACTAAATGAAAAATCAGATATTTATTTAATTAATAGAGAAAATGTAGATTGGTTAATTAATAAAAGTGGTTTTCCATTTGACTACGACATGATTGTAATTGATGAATTATCATCCTTTAAATCTCATAGGTCAAAGAGGTTTAAAGCATTGATGAAAGTAAGACCAAAGGTAAAAAGAATAGTTGGACTTACTGGAACGCCATCATCTAACGGACTGATGGATTTATGGGCTGAGTTTAGACTACTTGATATGGGAGAAAGACTTGGAAGATTCATTGGGCAATACAGAGAAATCTACTTCAAACCAGATAAGAGAAATGGACCAATCATTTATTCTTACAAACCACTGCCTTTTGCTGAAGATGCAATCTATGAAAAGATATCAGATATAACAGTTTCTATGAAAGCTGAAGATTACCTAAAAATGCCAGAGAAAATAAATAATGAGGTATTTGTAAATCTATCAAGTCAAGAAAGAGATATTTATGAAACTCTAAAAAAAGACTTAGTTGTGAGTATTAAGGATAAGGACATCGATGCAGTAAATGCTGCAGCCCTTTCTAACAAGCTACTTCAAATGGCATCGGGTTCTGTTTATGATGAAGATAAAAATATGATTCATATCCATGATAGAAAACTGGATGCCCTAGAGGATTTAATTGAAGGAGCAAATGGAAAACCTGTTTTAATAGCCTATTGGTACAAGTCAGATTTGAAAAGAATAAAAGATAAGTTTGATGTGAGAGAACTTAAAACAAGTAAGGACTTTAAAGAATGGAATCAAGGTAATATCCCAGTAGCCATTATCCATCCAGCATCTGCTGGTCATGGTCTTAATCTTCAAGCCGGAGGTTCGACACTGATTTGGTTTTCTCTTACTTGGTCACTGGAACTATATGAACAGACAAATGCCAGACTTTATAGGCAGGGTCAGAAAGAAACAGTTGTGATTCATCATATATTAGCAAAAGATACAATAGACGAAGATGTGATGAAAGCATTAGAAAATAAGAATAAAACACAAGCTGCACTTATTGATGCAGTAAAAGCAAATCTGGAGAGTTAATGTCATAGAATGTCACTATCTAAATTTGCTAAGATAAATACAAGAGTAGAAGTTATATAGATAACTTACCTCAAAAATTACAGGAGGTAAGAAATGAATGCAAAAGAATATTTAAAGCAAGCCTTTTATTTAGATAAGAGGATAAACTCAAAATTAGAACAGGTAGAAAACTTAAATGCATTAGCTACAAAAGCTACATCAACCTTATCAGATATGCCAAAGAATCCCAACAGAGGCACATCAAGGCTTGAAGATACTATTGTTAAGATTATAGATCTTCAAGAAGAGATTAATAGGGATATAGATAGACTAGTGGATTTAAAGAAAGAAATTGTAAGAACAATAAAAAAGATTGAAGACAAAGAACTTCAAGTAGTATTAGAAAAAAGATATCTTTGTTTTGAATCTTGGGAAAAGATAGCAGTGGAGATGAATTACTCAATCCAACATATCTTTAGACTTCATAGTAAGGCTTTAAAAAATATAGAAGTATAAAAAAATCGGGTGACGCATAAATGCATCACCCGCAAAACTTTCGTTTTCAATTCGTAAATTAATTATAGTACGATTATTAAAATTTGTCTAGGATATCATGGTGTCCAATGTCTAAAAGGAATATCAGCTCATTATTTTCATAGAGCCAAATAATGCGAATATCCATATTGATAGAAGACTCCCATATTCCATCTGTACCTTGTATTTTCTTAGTTCTTAAAGATGGATGAGTAGGATTTTCTACGAAAAAGTTAAGTTTCTTTTTCGTTTGTTTCTTTTCAGTATCAGATAGTTTCTTGTAATGTTTTTTAAAGGCTTTCGAATAAGTAATTTTATAGGACATTACTTATCTAATTCTTCAAAGAGAGAATCAATAGAATCAAAGACAGGTTGATCACCTTTTTTAATAGATTCTTTGATTTCCTTAACTTCAGCTTTTAAATTTTTAATGACATGTTCCGGATAGATTGCAACTGGAACAAGTACAATTTTTCCATTGTCTTCAGTTACTTCAAATTGGTCACCTTGATTTAATTTCATAGAATTTACGATGTCTTTTGGGATAGTGACTTGTGATTTAGCTTTTAGTTCAACTAACATAACAAACCTCCTTAGTTAGAATTTCATACTTTCTAACTAAATTATAATTTTTTCTAAGGAAAAAGTCAAGTGGAGAGTAAAGTTGATAGAATGAGAGTAAGTAGTTGTAGTATAGTTATAATAGCAAAAGAATAATAAAAATGAGCCTTGGAGAATTTATCTTCAGGGCTATTTTATTGGAGTGATTAAATGCCAAGAAAACCTAAGAAACCATGTTCACATCCAGGTTGTCCCAAACTAGTAGATGGACGATTCTGTAAAGAGCATGAAAAAGAATACAACAGAAATTATGAAAAATATAAAAGGGATCCCAAGACTCATAAGCGTTATGGTAAAGCGTGGCAAATAATTCGTAAAAGATATATTAGTGAGCATCCACTTTGTGAGAAATGCCTTGAAGAAAATAGAATAACAAAAGCAGAACACGTGCATCATATTAAACCTTTATCTCTTGGGGGAACAAATGATGAAGAAAATCTTATGAGTGTTTGTAAATCTTGTCACTCAAAAATTCATGCAGAGATGGGAGATAGGTTTGGTAGGTAATTCTTCGAGGGGAGGGGGAGTCAACTTCTCCACGGCGAAGTGGTGTACCAACGGTGCCGCCCTCTCACGCACAAAAAGACGGGTTCAAAGGGGGTATTAAAGAGCATCTTCCCAATTATTAGGAAAACCCATAAAACTAAAGTTAAAGTAACCTTGGTATTTATTGAAAGTATTTTTTAAGTCTTTTAAAAGAGACTTCCATTGGTCATTTGAATTTAGAATTCTTTTTATGATTAAAAGAATAGGAAATATTTTATTTTGTTTGCCTTTATATTGCTCATTCTCAGAATAAAGACGCGGATTTTCCTTTAAAGGCATATTATAAAGTCGAGTGTAATGGGCACAAATATTTCTAACTTCAACAAGACATAAAATCCAATTTTTCAAATATTTAGGATCTGTGTTGTAATAATTAGAAATTTCTTTTTGATCTTCATCTTTAAGAATACTGAATAAAGAAGATAAATTTCCAAAAGACATCAGTTCAACAGATACCCATATTGGGAATTTTCCATCATATTTTCTTAAATGGTGTTTAACAAAAGGTTTATTTCTTTGCCTGTTAATTTCTTTATTTAGGTTTTCATTGATGATGGAATATATGGTTTGACCTTTTTTATTCGTTTTATAAATAAAATTATCTTCGTGCATAAGGACATCAGAACCATACTTAATAGACAAGTGGTAAGCAATTTGAGTTCTAAGTTCTATTTCAATTTGCTCAATAGTTCTCATAAGGTTATTTTTAAATTGACTATCAAAGCAATAAAGATTAAAAAGATGTTCAATAGTTATATCATCCTTGTAATGTTCTATATTATTGAATTTTTTAAAACCAATACCATAACCTGAAAGTCTGTAATAATTTACTTTTTTCAAAACTTCTTTTGCAAACGCATCGTCATATATTGAAAGGTTATGCTCATTTTTTAGTTTTGTAATTTGGTCATCATAATTCAAAGCCGGCTTTAATTCCATAAAATTACTCCTTAATACAAAAAAGCCCTCTCCGTGGTCCGCATGTAGAAAATCTACATTAAGCGTGGAGAGGTTCTGTTAGTTAAATTATAGCATAGAAAAGATAGAAGTCAATAGCACACATTAAAGTAAAAATATAAATTTTTTAGGAGGTAATACTATCGCAAAAGATGGAACATATAGGGGTGGACGAAGAGTAAAAGCAGGTGGAAAACCACAGCCTGCCATTGAAAAAATACAAAAGGGAAAAGAAGTAGAAGTCATGCTAAATAATATTCCAGAATTTAGTCCACATGAACTTGATGCAGTTGATCTTCCAGAAGGAGCAGTCCTTGATGGAGTAGATATGCCAGCACCTAGTGATTATTTATCAGCAAAACAAAAAAATGGAATCCCACTAGGAGCAGATGATATTTACAAAGAGACTTGGAGTTGGTTAAAACAGAGAAACTGTGAAAACTTAATAAATCCAAGATTACTGGAATCATATTCACAAGCTTTTGCTCGTTTTATTCAATGTGAAGAAGCAATAAGTCAATTTGGGCTATTAGGAAAACATCCAACAACAGGTGGAGTTATTGCATCTCCATTTGTACAGATGTCTAGTCAATTTCAGAAGACAGCAAACCTATTATGGTATGAGATATATGACATAGTGAAAGAAAATTGCACTGAGATCTATGAGGACTATGGAGAGGATATGATGGAAAAATTACTTCGTAGTAGAAGATAAGGAGATATGAATGTTTGAAAAAGTAAACCCATCACACGTTGATAAAATGTCGGATTGCATTGCTGGAGCAATAGTAGATTTGGCATATAAAAATAAAGAGAATCCTAAAATTTGCAACATAGTCAAGTAAATGGACACACTTTTTAAATATATTTTTATGAAAAGACAGAATTATTCCTGTCTTTCCATGTAAAACTGTTCTATTTCATCAGGAGTGTAATCTCCCAGTGAAGAGTGAGGACGTTTCGAGTTGTAGCGATTGATGTATTCAAAGCAGCATAGACGTAATTCATTCTGATTGCGGAAAGATTTACGGTTAATACATTCTCGTTTCATATGGCGAAAGAAGCTTTCGCAGCATGCATTGTCATATGGGTAGCCTTTTTGGGAGAAGGACTGAACAACATTACGCTTTTCTAATGCTTGTCTAAAAGTATAGGCAGTGTATTCAGAACCACGATCTGAATGAAAGAGCACATATTCAGGTTCACCTCTATCAAAATAAGCCTTTTTAAAAGCTTTCATAGTTAAATCTACATTGTGGCGATTAGAGATACTCCAGCCGATGATTTTCCTTGAAAATAAATCCATCACAACACAAAGGTAATGGAAAGAGCCATTTACTTTGATATAAGTAAAATCACTTGCCCAAACAGAGTTTGGAGAAGAAGGATTGAACTGTTGATTCAGATGATTGAAGCAGTTACCGTTTTCCTTATGAGAATGCTTCCATTTGGGTTTCTCTGTGGACCGCTTTGGAAGATTCATTGTATTCATCAATCGATACACTCTACCGAGGCTGATGTTAATTCCATAATCACGTTCTAAAACACGACGAATTTTGTAAGCACCTAGAGAATTATCATAGTCAGAATAAATTTGTAATATGTGCTTACGAATGACTTGATTTTCACAGGTGCGAGGAGCAGGTTTCGAATAAAAATGCTTGTAATAAGTGCTACGATTAACATTTAGAACTCGACAAAGAGTTTTAATAGTGTATTGGTGTTGCAACTTGTAAACAGCATCTAATCGTTGTTTGAGTGTGGAGTGAATATGGCAATCGCTTTTTTTAATATTTGATTTTCCTCCTCAAGTTGAGCCATACGCTTTTGAAGTTCTTTGACTTGTTTGGCTGTAAGAACTTCTCCGCTTTCTGTTTCGACGGTTGAATATTGTTTAATCCATTTTGTGAGTGCTGATTGTGATACACCATATTCTTTGATAAGTGAAGCTTGTGTTTTACCGTTGTGGTAAAGTTCCACGAGGGTTCGTTTAAAATCCTCGTCATAGTGATTTCTTGTGGACATAAAAATACCTCCTTGTGGTGTCTAAGTTAATAGTATATCTATTTTTTAAATGTGTCCACTTTTATAAGTATAATGCAATTGCAGTTGAAGTTTTACTAGGCCACGGAGATTGCCATGTAATTATAGAAACGGATTGTAAGTTAAATAAAGAAGAAATTGAAGACGCTATTAAGAGAATAGCTGGAAATGTAGATTCAAATATTAGAATTGTAAATCAAGACATCCACCTATCTAATAATCAAGAAGGGAAAATTAGGTGTGGAGATAATGGAATCTTTAAAGGAGTGCCTACATCAGAAGAAGAAAAGAAACTCAGTGCCATCGCTAGAGAAATATATGGTTCTTATCCTTATGATGGCAAGTATATTCTTGATGGAGAAAAACTTATCATCTGCCAATCCAATATAGATAATGAAATTCTTAAAGCAATCTATCCAAAGGCAATAATTAATCCTTTAGGTTATTGGACAGGAGGTCCTGATGTGGACACAGGAGCAACCAATAGAAAGCTAGGCTCAGATATGGGCAGGGCTGTAACTGGAGGAGGTCTTCATGGAAAAGACCTATCCAAAACAGATGTATCTGTTAATATTTATGCCCACTTAAAAGCACAAAAGGAAAATAGAGAGATAGAGTTCTCCTGTGCAATTGGTGATGAAACTGTAGATGGCAGACCTTATTCAGATATAGTTGAGATAGCTAGAGAATATATTAATTCTATCGGTGGTTTTGAAGAATTTGCAAAGTGGGGTCTAATTTAATGTCAAAAACTATAGTAGGTTTTTCTCATTCTAAAGAGATGATTAAATGGATAGATTCAGAATTGAATTCTATAGGAATATATAACTATAGATTTTGCAAAGAAAATATCTGTTATATTTGCGATGAATTCGGTAATTTTTATTCTGTCTGTCATAGGCAGAAAACGAAATCAGGAAATAACTATGAAAATTATAGAATTAGAAAACTTAAAGGAAGTATTGATAGAGATGGATATGTAACTTATAGAATCCGAGAAAAGGGTATTAAAAAGCATTTGAAAGCCCATAGAATGATGCTAAATGCATGGATTGGAACTAATCCGTTAAAATCTGTAAACCATATAGACGGGAATAAATTAAATAATAGTCTAGATAATCTAGAGTGGACTACAACCTTAGAAAATAATTAAACTCTGGCCTTAAAAGTGGTAAATTACAAAGGCGTTGTGGTCGATACAGAATTAACACTGCTGATTGGATGACTATATATATTTTAAATAAACACTGTGGATATTCTAAAACTAAATTAGCAGAGATAAATGATTGTAGTAGACCTGTTATAGCAGGTATTATAAATCGATTAGATAAGGTGATGAAAGGAGTGATGCTTGAATGAAAGAAGGACTTTTACAATATGAATTAAAAAATGTCGATGACCTTATTCCTTATGTCAATAATGCAAGAACGCATACTGATGAACAGATAAATAAAGTTGCTGCATCAATAAAAGAATTTGGATTTTTAAACCCGATCCTAATTTCAGATGACAATGTAATCACAGCAGGTCATTGCAGACTTCTTGCAGCTAAGAAACTAGGACTTAAAAAAGTACCTTGCATATTAGAAAATCATCTTACAGATGCACAAAGAAAAGCATATGTACTTGCCGATAATAAACTAAGTCTTGATGCTGGATGGGATGAAGAATTATTAAAAATAGAAATAGAATCCTTAGAAGAATATGGATTTAATGTAGAGCTGACAGGTTTTTCAGAAGAAGAACTAGGTCAGCTTTTTGATTTAGGAAATGAGACTGAAGATGATGATTTCGATGTTGAGGGAGAATTAGAAAAACCTACTTTTTCTAAAATGGGAGATATCTGGACACTAGGAAGACATAAAGTTATCTGTGGAGATTCTACTTTATGGGATACTTTTGAAAAGTTACTTGGAGATACTAAGGTCAATCTAGTGTGTACAGATGCACCATATTTTGTTGAGTTGAAAAACAAGTCAGGGACAATTAAAAACGACAACTTAAATGATAAAGAGGCCTATGAATTCTTAATGAAAGTATTCACTAACTTCAAAGATGCAATGGCTATAGATGCATCAATCTATGAATTCTATGCAACGATGAAGGCAAGAGTTTTCTATGATGCCTTTGAAGATGCAGGATTTAAAGTTGGTGCAGGTCTTATTTGGAAGAAACCAAGAGCACCTTTTATGAGGACAGATTGGAAATTTAATATGGAGCCTATCATATTTGGTTGGAGAAAAGATGGGAAGCACAACTGGTATGGAGATCAAAAGCAGACAGCAGTTTTTGAATTTGACAGCATTAAAGATTCAGAAAAAGAAGGCTGTGGTCATCCATCATCAAAGCCAGTCCCACTTATTGCATATTTAATAAAACAATCTACTCAAACTAACGGATTAGTCCTTGATGGATTTCTTGGAAGTGCATCAACACTTATTGCTTGTGAACAACTTAATAGAACTTGTTACGGTATAGAAATAGAGCCTAAATTTGTTGATGTAGCTGTTAAAAGATATTTGAATTTAGTTGGCAGCGATGAAGAAATAAGGCTTCTAAGAGATGGTAAGGAATATAAGTATTCAGAGTTAGTTAAAGATGAATCCTAATCTTACACTCGGTTCTCTATTTGATGGAAGCGGAGGTTTTCCACTTGCTGCTATTAAGGTTGGAATTAAACCAATATGGGCATCTGAAGTCGAGCCCTTCCCTATAAGAGTTACACAGAAGAACATACCTTATGTTAAACATTTTGGTGATATAAAAGATGTCGCTGGAAGAGAAATACCACCAGTAGATATCATCTCCTTTGGTAGCCCTTGCCAAGATTTATCTATTGCAGGTAAAAGACAAGGCCTTAGAGGCTTTAAATCAAATCTATTCTATGAGGCAATACGAGTTATAAAAGAAATGAGGTGTAAAACAGGTGGTAAATACCCAAGATACATCCTTTGGGAGAATGTACCAGGAGCCTTTTCCTCTAATAAGGGAGAAGATTTCAGATGCGTCCTTGAAGAAATTACAAGAATTAAAAATCCCAGAATATCAATACCTAAACCTAACAAGTGGAAATATGCTGGAGAAATCATGGGAGATGAATTTTCCCTTGCTTGGAGAGTCCTTGATGCTAAATACTTTGGAGTACCCCAAAGACGTAGAAGAATCTTTCTTGTCGCAGATTTTGGAGGAAGAAGTGCCAGAGAAATATTATTTGACTCCAAAAGCCTGCCAAGGGATTTTACAAAGAGCAAAGAGGAAAGGAAAAGAAATCCCAAAACCACTGAAGGATGCACTAGAAAAACAATCTGCTTAAATGACCAGGGCGGAGAGAGGATGGACTATTACTTAGAAGAATCTGGAACTCTAAGAGCAAAGGCTGGAAATCCTCCACTTGTTTACGAAAATCATGGACAAGATGCAAGATACAAAGGTCCACTTGATGAAAGCCCAACCCTTGCATCAAATCTTGGTCAAGGTGGAAACAATCAACCTTTCGTAGTGTATGATATTCGTCAGACTTCAGAAAATACTAAAAGCGAAAGACATAATATCTATAAATGTGATGTTTCAAGAACTATAGATACCAGTGGGAATACTCCAACAAGGAATCAAGGTGGACTAGCTGTAGTAGAGGATGTCTACTCAATGAGTAAAAACTCTCACTTTACAAAATCTGATAAAAACATCTCATCTCCCCTAGTAGCAACGGACTATAAAGAACCTCCACTTGTTAATCAAAAACTTGTAAGAAGACTTACGCCAAAAGAATGTGGGAGATTACAAGGTTTTCCTGATTATTGGTGTGAAGGCTTAGGAATAGAAAATCCAACTGAAGATGACCTGAAATTTTGGAGACAAGTTTTTGACAAAGATGCTGAAATAAAAGGACTAAAAAAGAAGAAAACAGATAAGCAAATAATAAAATGGCTTAAAAAGCCTCATACTGATTCTGCAGAATACAAGATGTGGGGAAATGGAATTGCCCTACCCTGTGCAATATATATTTTTAAAAGATTGGTAAATATAGCCAATAAGACTTGATATATAAATACTTCTGAGCAATGTATGTATGTGAGGTGATGAGATGATTTCAAGGGAAATGATTAAAACTTTAAGAGAAATATATCCAGTAGGCACAAGAGTAAAACTAATCCAAATGGAAGATGAACAAGCTCCTCCAAGAGGAACTTTAGGTACTGTTATAGGCGTTGATGATATTGGTTCAATTATAGTCGAATGGGATAATGGTTCAAGTTTAAATGTAATCTTTAAAGTAGACAGAGTGAAAGTAATCTCTAAAAAACATTGAAAAATAGCGGATATTCATGCGTTAATAACTTGACTAACCCTCTCTTATACGGGAATATGTGTATAAGAAAAAGAGAGGAGAAAGTAAAAATGACAAACCAAGAATTAAAAAGACAAACATTTTTAGAAGCGACAAAGAGATTAGAAGAAAAGAGAGAAAAACTATACAAAGAAGAGCCTGAAAGAAAACTTTATGATGAAGGCAAAATAGGCTGGAACGAATACATGGAAATGTATAAAAAGAGAAAAGAAGTGGAAAGAGAAAAGTATAAAGACAACCAATTTTACCAAGATTACGATGACGGCTTAATAACCTACGATGAATTCTTGGCCCTTTCTTAAATAAGGAGAAAAAGATGACATACAGATACATGAAAACAAAAGATGATGTAAAGGAGTTAATCGACTCTTCAGCAATTACAATGCTTGGACTTTTTGAAGGAGAAAATGGAGACCTAGCTTTCAAAGATTATCTAAAGGATTACATTGAAGATGACACAATTTACATCACAATGGGAAAAACAATCAATGCACTTTACGAAACTAACCTACCAGAAGACTTAAGGATAGTAAGTTTAAAATATAATAAGCTTGGTAGACTTCCAATGATAAGGCTTGAGATTGGAGCAAAATGGTTTGACGATTTTATAGATAATCTTTAAAAAAAGATTGAAAAATAGCCGATTTATAGGCATAAAAGACTTGACTAAAACTCTCTTATACGGGAATATGTATATAACAAAAGCAAAGGAGAGTAAAACCATGAAAAAAGACCTTTTAGAAAGATTAGAAACAGAAGTTAAAGCTTGCAAAAGATACGTTGAAAACTCAATAAAAAAATCAAAAGAAGGTAAGATTGGAGCAGCCGTTAACCTTTTAGACATAGCAGGAACAGCAAAGAAATGTGCAGACCAAGTTCATGAAGAACTTTGGGAAGAATAAAAAGGAAACTTAACAGAAGAAGAATTCAAACTTTTTGCAGAATCAGAAACACTAGATAGAGAACTTAAGAAAGCTTACAAAGAAATAAAGAAAGCGAGAAAATAAAATGACTACATTTGAAAGAGACTATAAGGACGCAAAAGAAGGCAATGGAGTGGAAGTACTTAAGAGAAGAAAACAGGAAATAAATGATTTAGAGGAAAAACTTAGAGAAACAAGGAATAATTTTAGAGCGCAATGTATATGGCAAGAGTTAGTAAAATTGAAAGCAGAGTATAATAAAATAGACGACTTATTTTAACAAAATTGACAAGGAGCTAAGGCCCTATTTGTCGTAGTAGACCTGGAGGGTCTTTTTTTTATGACCTAACCCGACGAACTTTAGTTAGTCGTAGGTAGGTCAGATGCCTGTTTGTTTCAAATCTATGATTTGTCAAAAACAGGCTATGCCCATTTTTACAGGAAGGAGGTTCAATGAAAAAATTAAAAAATTATAAGCCTACAAAGTTCATGCTTGATTCGTCACACTATGATAAAAACAAGGCTGACTATGCAGTTACTTTTATCGAATGTCTAAAACACACAAAGGGCAGATGGGCAGGTAAGCCTTTTAAATTGATTGACTGGCAAGAAGAAATTATAAGAGATTTATTTGGAATTGTCAAAGAAACAGGGTACAGGCAATTTAACACGGCATATATTGAAATACCTAAAAAACAAGGAAAACAGCTAGACCTAAATACTTTAATTCCTACACCAAATGGTTTTACCACTATGGGGAAAATAAGAGTAGGTGATGTAATATTTGATGAAAAAGGCAATCAATGTAATGTTGTAGCAAAAAGTAAAGTAGATTATAAAGAACAGGCGTATAAAATTAAATTTAAAGATGGCGAAGAAATTATAGCTGGTGCAAGACATGAATGGGTAGGGCAAATCACAAGAGGAAAGAGAAAAGATGTTACCATTACAACAGAAGAATTATTTAATATGCCTAGAGAAAATGAATCTTGTCTTAGATTTAGAATAAAAGTAGCTGAAAAAATAAAAACAGAATATACAGATTTAGAAATAGATCCTTACCTAATGGGATATTGGTTAGGAAATGGAAATGCAGTAAAACCAGAACTAACTATTCAAACTTGTGATGTGGTAGAAGTTTTAAACAAAGTCTGGCCAAATCATAAAATAGGAAATAGGTGGCAAAACAATGGAGATTCTAAAGTAGTAAGGATTCCTGAATTAAGAAAAATCCTACTTAAATCTTTTCATGATAAAGTTATACCAATGATATATTTGAGGGCATCCGTGGAACAAAGACTGGAACTATTGCAGGGTCTTATGGATTCAGATGGCTCTATATCCACTATAAAAGGACAAGCTATCTATACTTCTACTGAAAAAGCACTCTCTGAAAGTGTTAGTGAACTTTTATGGTCGTTAGGAATAAAAAATGCAATTACTAAAGCTCCATCAACTATAAGAAATGATATGGATAAACCTAGCGATGAATGCGGTAGAAGAAAGACAGGAGAAACATTATATTATGTAAAATTTACTGCATTTGATGATTTGAGAATAGCAAGCCTTAAAAGAAAACAAAAAAATGCTGTAAAAAGAAATCCAAGAACTAGAAGTCATTACAGATATATAGAAAGCATAGAAAAAGTAAAAAATAAAGGGATGCAGTGCATTCAAGTAGATAGTCCGTCACACCAGTATTTGGTGGGGCGTTCTTTTTTACCAACACATAATAGTGAACTTGCAGCAGCAGTAGCCTTACTTCTAACCTGTGGAGATGGAGAAGAAAGAGCAGAAGTCTATGGATGTGCAGCAGATAGACAGCAAGCAACTATTGTCTTTGATGTAGCAGCAGATATGGTTAGAATGTCTCCTGCCCTTTCTAAAAGAGTAAAGATTCTAGCATCTCAAAAGAGAATGATATATAAGCCTACTAATTCTTTCTATCAAGTTTTATCTGCAGAGGCTTATTCTAAACACGGATTTAATATTCATGGTGTAGTCTTTGATGAACTTCACACCCAGCCTAATAGAAAGCTATTTGATGTAATGACCAAGGGTTCAGGAGATGCAAGGACTCAGCCTTTATACTTCTTAATAACAACAGCAGGTACAGATACAAAATCAATCTGCTATGAAACACATCAAAAGGCAGTAGATATCCTTGAAGGAAGAAAAACTGATTCAACTTTTTACCCTGTAATTTACGGAGCAGATAGGGAAGATGATTGGACAGATGAAAAAGTATGGTATAAGGCGAATCCATCTTTAGGAATTACAGTTCCAATAGAAAAGGTAAGACAAGCCTTCAACTCTGCAAAACAAAATCCTGCAGAGGAAAATTCCTTTAGACAATTAAGACTAAACCAATGGGTAAAGCAAGCAATTAGGTGGATGCCTATGGACAAGTGGGATGCTTGCAACTTCAAAGTAAATGAAGAAGAATTAAAAGGAAGAGTTTGCTATGGTGGTCTTGACCTTTCTTCTACAACAGATATAACAGCTTTTGTCTTAGTCTTTCCTCCACTTGATGAAGATGATAAATTTCAAATCCTACCCTACTTTTGGTTGCCAGAAGATAATCTAGACTTAAGAGTAAAAAGGGATCATGTCAATTATGACTTATGGCAAAAACAAGGCTATCTTCAAACCACTGAAGGTAATGTAGTCCACTATGGCTTTATAGAAAAATTTATCGAATACTTAGGTGAGATATATAACATCCGAGAAATTGCCTTTGATAGATGGGGAGCAGTCCAGATGGTTCAAAACTTAGAAGGTATGGGATTTACTGTAGTTCCATTTGGACAAGGTTTTAAAGATATGTCTCCTCCTACAAAAGAACTCATGAAACTAACCCTTGAAAGAAAAATCGCTCATGGAGGTCATCCTGTTTTAAGGTGGATGATGGATAATATATTTATTCGAACAGACCCGGCAGGAAACATAAAAGCAGATAAGGAAAAGTCTACAGAAAAGATAGATGGTGTAATTGCAACCATCATGGCCCTTGATAGGGCGATAAGATGTGGCAATGATACAAGTGAATCTGTTTATGATGATAGGGGATTGATTGTTTTTTAAATTTACGTTATTTATGCAAAGCTAACTTGATAATAAATGCAAAGCAAACTATACTTATAGTGGAAAGTAAATTATGTATTATATAAAGAAGGTGGTTAATTGAAGACAAGGATTCCTGAATTAAGAAAAGAAAAGAAATTATCCCAAGCTGAACTTGCTGATATTGTTGGAGTTACAAGGCAAACTATTACATCTATAGAAACTGAAAAATACATAGCGTCTTTGCCATTAGCTTATAAGATAGCTAAATATTTTAACCTAAAGATAGAAGATGTATTTGAACTAGAGGAGGATGAATAATGAATTTAGAAAATTATCATGAAGTATTGAAAAAAAGGGAAAGATTATATAAATCTTATATAAGTTTTGCACTGATATTTTGGGGAATAGGTAATTTTTTATTAAAGGATCAGGCTAGGCTCAATGATTCAGCATTAGGATTTATTGATGGATTAACATTAGGAATAGAAATAATTTGTGTTTTCTGGGTGTTTAGAATTAGGAAAGCTTTAAAGGACGATAAATTATTAAGAGAATTGTACATTGATGAACATGATGAAAGGAAAAATTTTATAAAACTAAAATCAGGTTCTAATTTAATATGGAAAATAGCACTTGGAATTTTTGTAGTTTCTATTTTAGCTAGTTATTTTAATATGGTTGTTTTTTATACACTTGTAATAACTGGAATTTTTCTAATATTAGTGAGTTTGTCACTCAAACTTTATTGGAGAAAGATGGTATAA